TTCATTTCTTGTTTGTACCTTGAAGCGTAGCGGAAAGGTATGGTCATAAGTATGACTGAAACTGCAACCTACAGCAAAAACGATGTCTTTTATACCTGCAGCCTGATTGAATATATCGGCCGCGTTACGAGGAATCATCGCAAGGATGTGGTTTCTGCTCTTGGCACAAACGGAGTCAAGGCAATTCTCGACTCAGCGGATGTGTTTCACTGCCAGAGCTTTGAGCAATCTGCCGATGAAATTTGTGAGCTTTTTCCTGTGCCGGAAGGAACGTATGATACGGTGTCTAACTGCCATTACAAGGTTCCATCTTATACAGATATCGGAAAAGTGTACCAGCGCATCATCTTTGACTGTACTAGCACTCCTGGTGTCCAGGATGTAATTGATGTATTTTCCTCGTTCATTAGCGATGACATCTCAGATTTTAATACTGCAACTTACTATTGTAATCCGAGCTATTTGTACCACTCATACAAGGCCGGAAAACTACTGGATTGATTTTCAAAAGCAATAGCAATCAAGACCACTGCCCCAAAAAGGGTGGTGGTCTTATTTTTTTGCACAACACTTACCATAAATTACCAGAAAGAAAAACATTGTGCATCTGTGCGAATTGCATATAATACAAAATATAGAACGAAAGGCATCAAAAAACATCGTTGGTCGGGCAAAATCCGACCGAAAGGCTAGGGCGGGCTCAGTTTTGAACCTGCTCTTTCTTTTTATCGGAGGCTTTATGTCAAACAAAGAAGAACGCATGAACCGCAATAAAAGCATCATCGAAGATTACAAAAATGGAAAGCCGATTTTAGAAATCGCGAGGGAATATAATCTTTCAGAAACGATGTGCTACAAGATTCTAAAAGGTACGCAGGAGCCGCCTCGTTATTTTGAAAAAAAGAGGAAGAGACTTACCACTCGAAATGAGCAAATTGTTAAACAGTATAAAGGCGGTATGACGGCCAGAGAATTGGGCAAGATGTACGGCATTTCCATGCAGCGTATTTATGCAATCTTGCATTCGAGCGGAGAGTACGAAAGCCAAAAATACAATCATATTGAAACGGCTCTCAAAAAAGAGAAAAAGATGCGGAACCAAACTTTTCTTGATGCTTACAAGAAAAATCCTCGAAAATCGATTATCGAGTTGAGCAGGGAGGTAAATATCAGCCCTTCACTAGGTTACCTTATCCTTCATCAAAATGGGATTTACCAGTATAACGTAAAAGCCAGAGCTAAGGAGAATAGCGAAAATGCCGATTAACAAGATTACCCACGTGTGTCTAACTCATGACAAAGTCAGAGCACGAAATGAAAAGATGCTGGAGGATGCCAAGAACGGTATGTCCCAGGAACAGCTGGCCGAAAAGTATCAAATTTGTGTTTCTACTGTCCGATATAGTCTGAAGGACTTTTACAAAGAACAGGCCCGGCAGAGGAAAGCAAAGAAGAAAGCCTGGCAAACCCAGATGATTCATGAATATGAGATGGGCGCAAAATCTCCGGAGCTCCAGGAAAAATACGGCATCAGTGGAACGCTCTTTTATCGGATTCTTCATACGCACGGAAAGAATGGCCGACAAATCCACAGCCAAAACCGTATCGAGACTGGCAAGAAAAGAAACGCCGAGATGGTCAGGAAATACAAAAACGGCGTTTCTGTCAAAGAGCTTGCGGAAGAATACGGGCTCAAAAAGGGAAGCGTATATCGCGCCATGAAGCGGTATAGTCCAGGCCCAGGGAAAAGTAAAAGTTGTCAAAATGAGGAATAATTGCATGGCTGCATCAAAGAAAGATGTTGCGAAGCAGCAGGTCAAAGAAGACCGCGAAAAGGTTCGGGAAATGTATCTTTCTGGCAAAACTGTCAAGGAAATCGCCAAGGAAACGTATTTTTCAAGCTCTTATTGCTATGCCATGGTGAGAGACCTAGCAAAAGAAAAGAATCTTGCAAAGAAAGCAAAAAGAGCACCTCTCGACGAAGCTATGATTCAAGATGCGAAAGCCGGGATGACGGTTGCTGAAATCGCGAAGAAGCATGGCGTGACCTATCAGCAGTGCTACTATACTGTTTCCGAATACGCTCAAGCTACGATTAAGAAGAACAAGAAAAAGCAGTCTGCTGCCACGAAAGTTCGCAATGCGGCTATGTTGGAAGATGCGAAAGCCGGAATGACTGATAAGGAAATCGCCAAAAAATACTTTTTGTCTCGAAGCAGTGTCCGTACCGTCCTTGCAGGGCATTTACATACAAATTCCAAAAAGTTGGATGAAAGGCGCAAGGCGATTCTTGCGGATTATGAGGCAGGAACGTCCTCAAAAGACATCTGTGAGAAATACGGTATTTCAAAATCCACTCTTTACAAGGACATGCGCCAAATTGGAAAAACCTGTCAGGAATACTATCACAAGGCGCTGAAAGACAAGACCAATCAAAGGAATTCCGATATTCGAAGCAAAATCGAAAGAGGGGTCTCGGTCAGCACTATTGCCAAAGAATACGGAATCTCTAAAACGGCGATTTATGAAACGTTTCATCAGGAAAATGTCAGAGCTGGAATTTTACAGAAACGCGGCCGTCCGCGAAAAAACACGGAACGTAATGCACTGATTGCTAAACGCCACAGGGAAGGCGAGAAGGTGCAGGCGCTTGCCGCTGAATATAATCTCTCTGTTTCGACGGTAAACACTATTTGCAGTAGAAACAAAAATCAGAATATTGCATCACATTAACAGGCTGCCATTTGGCGGCCTTTTCTTTTTTGGAGGAAAATAACAATGACCGATGACGTACGGAATTTGATTCGATTTGTGGTGGATGGCGACATCCGAAATGCACAGACTCAGTGCCGAATCATGCTTGAAAAGAATGTCCCTGAAAAAGATGCCCGGTTTAAGGAGGCTGAACTCAAAAAGCTGAATCTTTTGAAACCGGAACTCATTCAGCTGCCTGCCAACCTGGAAAGTCTCTTGATTGCGGAGGACGCTACAAATTTCCCGGAAAGCCGGTTCCTGCTCCGTGAGGAGGAAGAAACAGTCATCAACAAGCTCTTGGCCACCAGAAAAGCAGCTTTAGCCATCAAGGAGCTTGGCATCCACTATACTTGCTCTTTGCTTTTGACGGGCCTTCCTGGTGTTGGTAAGACTGAATTGGCCCGCTACATTGCACACAAGGCGAATTTACCGTTTGTTTTCCTAAAATTTTCTGGCCTTGTCAATTCTGCTCTTGGCCGGACACAGCAGAACATCGGCAGAGTGTTCGATTACGCAAAGCGCACGCCTTGTGTTCTTTGTGTTGATGAAATTGATGCCATCGGAATGTGCCGTGGCAGCCGCGATGATGTCGCTGAAATGAGCCGCGTCACCATCGCATTGATGCAGGAACTTGACCGGCTCCCGAATGACGTCATTCTCATTGGCACTACAAACCGCGTCGATAACCTTGACGAAGCCCTCATTCGCCGATTCACTTTCAAACACCGCGTCAAGCCTTTAGGCGACGATGACATGAAAGAACTGTGCAAAAAGTTCCTTGCTTCGGCAGACTATCCCTTCACGGAATCCGAACTCGACGAACTCTGCCATTCGCTGCGTGAACAGCGGACGGCCAGCGCCGTTGTCAATGCCTGTACAGAACGTATCGTTGCACATATCGTATCGCAGCTGCCTGAAAATTCGGCAGATGCCGTGTAAAAGTATGATAGCCTGGGAAGAAAGCCCTCGTCAGTTTAAGATGTCAAAGCAGCTTGATGAGGGAAAATTCGGAGAAGACTTGGCTCGCAAATTCCTTAACGACCCGATTATCAAAGTGAATCATGGCATTAGCCATTACGATGACGTGACTCAGGATAAATCATATCAAGACAAAGATACCGATTTCATTGTCTGGAAGAAGAATGGTAAGACCTTTGGCCTGGAAGCGAAAGTGGACAGTCACAATACCGGAAATTTCTACCTGGAAACCTCGGTGGACTACTTCTCCATGGTGCCTGACGCTCTGAACGAACAACGGGTGGCGCGGCGGTATCGGGATGGCATCGACCCTTTATGGCACACCCCGGGCTGGGTATACAGGAGTGGTGCGGACCAGATTCTCTATTATTTCAGAACCACGCAGCTGCTTTACATTTTCTCCCGCGTTGATGTCTGGTTCTATGCTGAAAAGCTGATGCGCGGTGGAATCCATCTCGACCCCGGAATCAGAAAGCCAAAAATGTATTCTGCCGAAAATATCAGTGAACGCAATGGTTCCACTCTCTTCTTTGCCAACGGCTTATGCGTGAATGCTGAGCAGACATACAAGGCTTTAGGGGCGCAAAAAAGAGTCATTAAATACCAGGTTGAGAACCCTGATTCAGACGTCCCAACGTTCAGCTTTTGCCCTTTCAAATTGTCAACAACCCCGCCTAAACCGGCTCGCCGGTTATAGACGGGGCTTGCGGGGCAACCCGTAAGCCCGGTTGATTAGCCTCGGTGAACGGCAACTTCGGTTGCTGCGAACTCCGTTATGCATTTGATGAGCAATCATCTTCATAATATAGGCACCCCGATATGCTCCACAAGTGTCGGGCTCTGCGGGCAGTGTATGTATCAATGGCGCAAGCCGTTGATATGTATTACGTTAAAAATCTCTAAGGGTAGGAGATGTGCGGCTGCCATGCCGAAAGGCTAAAACAGTGCATAACATTGGCAAAGTGGACCACAGGGCGCAAGCCCTGACTTATAGTTTCATTACTATTTAACGAAAGGAGTATCTTGCATGAGCACTTGCGTTTGTGTTCTCAGCAACAGTGGTGAACGCTTAATGCCTACCTTCCGTCTTGGCAAGGTACGCCATCTTCTGAAAGACGGAAAGGCTAAAATCGTTAAGCATCACCCTTTTACCATCCAGCTGCTGTATGACAGCAAAACAAACACACAACCCATCGAAATCTGCGAGGATGTGGGCTACAACTACATCGGCATCAGCGTGAAAAGCGAATCTCACGAATATGTGTCTGCCCAGTATGATACATTGCAGGATGAGAAGGAACATCACGATGATTGCCGCAAGTATCGCCGTACACGCAGAAACAGACTGCGTTACCGTAAACCGCGCTTCGATAACCGCAAGCGCAGCGAGGGTTGGCTTGCACCTTCTCTGGAACATAAGAAGCAGCTGAATATCCGTCTTATCGAACGGTATGTATCTGTAATCCCGATTACTCGTGCAACGGTTGAAGTTGGTTCTTTTGACACAATGTTGCTGCAAGCCATCCAGAAAGGCGAATCAAAACCGGAAGGTGTAGACTACCAGAAAGGTCCCCGCTACAACTTGGCAACTTTGCGTGAGGCAGTGTTCTACCGTGATAATTACACCTGCCAAGTTTGTGGACGCAAAGTCGCGGATGGTGCCATTTTACATATGCACCACATGTTCTACTGGAAAGGAAGACACGGCTATCAGCTTGATGAGTTAGTTACCGCTTGTGAAAAATGCCATACACCCGCTAACCACCAAAAAGGTGGCAAGCTCTTCGGTTTTGGCGAAGATAAAGAATTTGCCAATCTTTCAGGTGCAGCGTTTATGAACGCTGTTCGCTGGCAGATAGTAGATGCACTGCACGCCACATACGGTAAGGAATTTGTGACCATCACTTATGGTGCGATGACAAAGGAAAAGCGAATCATTCTTGGCATAGAGAAAACCCACAACAACGATGCGTATGCAATGGGAGATTATCATCCGGCACATCGTTGCGTGTTTAGGCATTACCAAAAACGACGCAGAAACAATCGTGTGCTGGAAAAGTTCTATGATGCCACTTATATTGACGCTCGCACCGGCAATAAGGCAAAAGGCAAAGAACTCTTTAATGGCAGAATTAGCCGTAATCACAAAAAGGATTCTGAAAATTTTCACAAGTACCGCAACAAAAAGGTGTCGAAGGGCCGTCGCTCTATAAGAAGGCAGCGCTATGCAATTCAGCCATACGACACTGTGCGTCTCGAAGGTAAAACATACATTACAAGCGGGTGCCATAACAAAGGCACAAGACTTTTGATTCCTGCTAATGGGAAAAGCAAGTCCGTAGCAATTTCCAAAGTTCAAGTTGTTTGCCATGCGGGAGCATGGATACAAATCATCTAAATATTGAAAGGAGGTAAGCAGGAAATGCTGTATCTTAGTCCTTTCTAATAAACGCATTCCTCCCCACCTAAGCCTTACGGCTATAGATGGGGTGTCCTGCTCCATAATTATGAATTTTCCGCTAACAATCGTCAAAAAATCACATTTCAGTTCAGCGGAAGAGTATAATTGTAGTAGAAAGAGAGGAAAAAAGCATGAACCAAATCAACGTTGTCACGATTGGGAAACTCATTGAAGCGCATCGTGAAGGTGACGAGCAGAAGTTCAAAACTTACGTCGATTTTATTGTAAAAGCCTACGAAGAGCAGGAGAATGACCGTGCCGCACGAATCATCCGAAGCAGCTATACGGGTGACTACGGTGAGCAGGGGAAAGTTGTTCTGGATGAAGCAGGTGAACTCTGAGGAAGAGGCCCTGCAACAGCTGAAAAAACACACAGCAAACTACGCACATCGTATTACTGTATACAAGAAAGACGGCAAAGCCGTAAAGCGGGAAGCTGCTGAGTACGACCAGCGAGAAAAAGAATGGTTGGATTAGTCATGAAGCATAAAATTTCAGAAACCGGCGCTCGGATGCTCAAATATCAGGAGCAGCTTGCCGACGAATACAAGTATAAACCCATCCCGCGAACTTTCTTCAAGGATGTACGAGCGGAGGTCGAAGAAGCGCTGCCGGAATGGTGCAATATGTCCGGCGATACGACCAAACTCGAAACCAGAAGCGGCACGGTCATTGCCAGCGGGTATAACCGAATCGTGATTGGCGACTACGGCGCATTCGTTGAGTTTTCGCGTGCCCAAGCAAATGCACGTCATTTGAAAATCAAAGAGGGGCAGAGCTATCGTATCGAAGACCCGCGCTATGCTGAGCACGTCAAGTATCTTTGGCTCACGGCGGACGATGACTCAGACGTGAAAGTATACGACCAAAAGCGCTCGGTTGAGTACGCTGACTACAAGCCGGGGATGCTGTATGTCAGCGTGTACGAGGTGTTTCCGGCAGAAGCGGATAAATAGCGCACTTTTTTGAAAAGGAATCGTTATGAGCAAGCATAAAAACAAAAATCGCACGCCGAAAAAGACGTTTCTTGACGCGATGCGGGAAATTGAACCTTCACTGACGGAGGATAATCTTTTCAGCGAAATATACGATAACGCTCTGGAAATCGAAGATGTTGGCTATGAGGACATCAATGCAGCGTACGCAGATGTTGACAGCGACATGATGACCAGTGATACGGTCATTTTCTCCAAAATCGGCAATAAATATCTGGTGCTGTTTGACCGAGACGACTATACCTCTGCGGAAGCGGATGTCGAAAGCATCGAATTCTCAATATTTGATAATGAAAGCGATGCCGCGAAAAAGTTTAAGGAAAAGATTTTCGAAAAGAAAGCTGAAAACCTTCCCGACTATGAAACTGCAATCGGCAACTTCGAAAAAGCCGTCAAAGAACGAACGGGGGAAGATGTTTGTGTAGAGGATATAGGCGGTACAGGCAGTTTCCCCGCATGGTCTATCAAGCATGGTCGAAACCTTATCGTCGAATACTTTAACGATTTCGATAATCCGGAATCCATCAAGGTGTATCTCCAAAGAGAGAAAGAATTTTCCGATGTGTTCAGAGTTTTCGGCTACGACTTTAGGGAGGTATACAAAGCTTACCGCGACTGGGGCGACAACACTCGTAAATATGTATTCTCGTTTGGATTCAGAATCCCCGGCTCGGACGAGTATGTGAGCGAGGATTGCTACCTGCCGATACCATCCGTCTGGCAGCACAGGCAGCGTTGTCCGTTCGAACTCGTAAATATAGAGAGAATGCGGGCAGAACTCGAAAAAGCTAAGGCAGATTATGTCGCAGACCAAGAGGAATGATTATGACCAATCCGGTTTTACAAGAAACTATTATTCGCTCCATGGAGGATGTTCCGGAACAGCTTAGAAATGTCTACAGCAAAGAAATCCTCAAGGCGTTTTTTGAGAAAGGTAACTATCTCATCATGCGCATCGTACCTTCCGGCGATACGCGGTTTTATCTCGATAGCGGCAAGCGCGTTACCTCCGCCATGGATTTCCTGAAGCCTCTCCAAAAGCAGGGAGTATATTTCGAGGGATATAGCGTAAACGGGGGCAAGAAATCCAAAATCAAGCCGCCGCCTCCCGTCCCGGAAATCGTATCCACCATGACAGAGGAAGTCTGCACATTGTTCGGCAAGGAATTGATGACAGATTTTTATGCTGCCGGATTTCATTTGACCATTAAGGGCGTGTCAAAGAAAAAGAAAGCCCGGCAATGGTATCTGCCGAACGGCAAACACATCAGCAGTAAAAACGACATCGTGGGTTTCATGGTAGAGAAGCTGCGTCCTCGGTTTACGCAGGAGTTTTACGACAAGCTGATGGATGATGCGGCAGCAGCGATTCCCGGTATTACAAAGGACGAAGTATCGGTATCTTCCAGCAATGATGAAAGAAACGCATACCTCATTCTCACCATTGACGGTGCTACGACCCGAGAGCAGATTTCGCCGCATGTATCGTATAAGGGCGCTGTCAACAAGCAATTGTTCGATTCGCTTTATATGAAGAGCACGACCCTCCAAAGACGCAATGCGAAAACATTTGCTGACAGCCACGATTTGGCAGCTTTAGAGAACATCGCAAAAGAGATTCTCGGCAATGCGCAAAACGAGTCGGTTTTAACGATAGGGAAGTATCAGATACCTTCTGTCATCATCACGGATATCAAGGTTCGCACGGAGCCGACAAAAGTACAGAAGGCTACGCTTTATAGTGCCGTTGCCTTCAATGACGGCAGCAGACGGACCTTTGCACTGGAAGTTCCTTTTGGTCTCACGGATTCTGAGCTGCAGGAGCGATACAGGGATAATATGCAGAAAAATGTCACCCCTGCTATCGCGGAACAGAAGCGCTATGCTGTCATACCGGGGTCGCCTATTCATGATTTCGTATCCAATGTCTGCTTGGCAAAAGAGCCGGTAACAAAGACCTATACGAAAGACGGCATTACGCTGAACGGCAGTATCTTGACCAGCTATAAGGCGTTGGATGAAGCGCTTGCATATACCGTCTCCAATCCGATTTTTACTGGCGAGAACAAGGAAATTGCCTACTTTGAAGTAGCTGACCTTGTGACCATCTGCATCAATGCAGACGGAAAACTGTCCGAGTGTGTTTATCTTACATATTCGCCGCTAACCGAATTTCTCGATATTTCCGCTGGATGGATGCTCGATAAACTCTACGGGCACGACAACAGCGCAAAATGCAGTATCGATTACCGCATCGTGTTCGATTCCGAGAACCGAGGCAAGGATAGTCTGCGTTGCGATGCGAAACTCATCGATGCAAATACCGGCGCTGAAATTGCAAAGGTATATCGGTGCCTCGATAAGAGGCTCAAGACTGATATCGAGACCAGCAAAACGCGAATTCCTCTATCATGCAGCACGATGCTTTACAGCGCAGGCTCGGATGATATTGCGTATTATTTGACAGTCAATGGTGCCGATAACATCCATGCCGTCTACGAGCAAATTAAGGCACAGTTTGGCGCTCTCGGCTATCAGTTCTGTAACTTCTTCGGCAATCTCACCGATTACCGTTATTCCCGCACCGATTTGTATACAAAATTCGGAGAGTCCTACAGCACCGATTACAAGAAAGGTGCAGTACAGGAAAAACTCGACAGCTTTCTCAAAATGCGGCTGAATCTCGCTGACGATGCCTGCGTTTCGCTTTTCAGGACGGACACAGTTAAGAACTACTATGGTTATTTCGAGGTATTCTGGCCGTCATCCCCGTATCTGATGAGAGTCATCGCCGCAATGTACAAAAATGACTCCGCAGATGCTATGCAGCCGTCCTTGGAAGATTTTAAGTACCTGACGAAAGATGCCCAGTATCGGATACTGACCGAGAAATGCAAGACCGCCAAAACGGAAGATGACGCATTTGCAGTCATCTCGTGCCTCGAAACCCAGCCGCAGACTGTGCGAAAACTGCTGTTCGCGAAAGAATATTTCCGTGATGCCTATATGCTGCTCAATGACGCAGACCGGATGTTTGCCGACATCCTTATCAGCGACTGTGCGGGTTGTGTGAAACTGTTAAAGTCGCTCCAAAAAGAAGTTGAGGAGAAAGCGTAATGTATACTTATACTGCTAACGATATAGAAACAATGCTTTCCGAAAACGGGTATTTCCCGAACCGGAAAATCGCCTATGCCATCCTGAACGCATTGCGTGACGATTCGTCCCCGCTGCTCATTGAGGGTGACCCTGGTGTGGGTAAGACGAGCCTTGCTAAAGCTGTCTCCGCCATGCTGAACATCCCTCTGATTCGCGTTTCCTGCCATGAAGGCATTACGGCAGATAAAATTCTGTATGACTACGACTACCAGCGTCAGCTTCTGGTCGTGTCTGCGATTCGGGATAAACTCAACGAGAGCCTCAAAGACCTGTCTGTGAACGAGAGCATCAAGGCTGTAGCACAGAACACCGAGTTCTATGGTCCTGATTTTCTTCTGAAACGCCCTGTCATTGAAGCATTGACGATGAAAGGTCGGAAAGTTCTCCTCATCGATGAAATCGATAAGACAGAACCCGAAATCGAGCATGCGCTCCTTGAAATGCTCTCGGATTTTGCTATCACCATCCCGGAATACGGCACAATTCAGTGTGCGCAGGAAGACCGTCCTATTGTATTCCTTACCTCGAACAATTATCGGGAACTCTCTCAACCCATGCTGCGCCGGTGTTCATACTTGTACATCGAGCACAAGACCTTAGAGGAAATCAAGAAAATCATCTGCGCGAATGTCTCGGCATCGGATGAGTTCGTGAATACGGTTGCGTCTGTCATCGACCGGCTCCAGAAAACCGATTTACGTCACGCCATCTCTATCAGCGAGGGCATTGAATGGGCAAACTGCCTGATTCAGACCTTCGGCTGCAAGACGGCAAAAGATGTGACGGATGCCATCCCGTATTCCATCGGCTCGCTGGTCAAGGACCACGCGGATGAGAAAACCGCAATGCGTGCATTGCAGAATATCTGACGGAGACCTGTATGTCCAATACAATGTCTAATCCCGTAGCTTCGTATGTCGGGATGTATACGCCGTTCTTTAATGAACTTTTGAAGGAATACGGATTCACTTTCTCGATGGCAGAAGCCATGAACGGTATCAAGCATATCTCTGACCCCTTGGATGTCGAGGATGTTCTGTATACGATGCAGGGGGCTTTATGCCACACGAAAGAGGAATGCGATGTCTTTGAGGCAGTATTCTGCAAGCGGTTTCTGCACTATACGAGTATACCGGCTATACCGAAAACGCCTAAGAAGCCGAACAAAAGCATTGCCTCGTTTCTGAATATGACGGACGACGCTCTGGATGAGTTTCTTCGCAAGACCCGCACGAGCCGTGAACGGGCGGCACAGGAAGTCGAGAAGCAGCGCAATTCAAAGCCCAGCAGTGACGAAATTCGCAAGCAGGAACAGCTTGTTTCCGATATCGTGGATGATGTACAGGGCAAGCGTTTGGCGACTCTGGATGCCGATATCCGGTATCAGGCGGCTGTGACGGAAGCAGTCCTTTCCGGTAATCTGGATTTAATTCAGGAATTTGAAAAGTTGCTCAAGCAATGCAAAGCCCTCGCAGACGGCGACATCGCCTGTTACGGTATTTCCGAACAGAAACTGCATGATTTGGTTCGTGAAGCCACAACGCAATCTATCACAGTGGCGCAAAAATCTGTCATGTCTGCGGCTGTCTTGGCGCGAAAAGCCAAAGAGCCCGACTTGTACAAGGCTTTTATCTCCCTTGCACAGGTATTTCAGGCATTGAGCAAGTCTGTCAAGCGTACACAATCGGGCATTGAGGACGATGAACGGGTCAGAAAGGCGAAGGAAGCCGTCAAGAAAACCAAGCAGCAATACCGCAATGCGTGCCGCGAATACGACAAGGAAAGTAATAAGCTGAACCAGATGCACGATAAAGTGTCCCAGTATGAGCGGGAACTGCGCGAGTGTCAGAAAAAGGTCTCGGCATACGATGATATCTTATCAGATGCACAAAAGGCGATAGAGGAGAAGCAGCGGCAAAGCATTCTCAAAAACCAGTCGGTGAATCATCGGGATGTCTTCAAGGGCGGTCACAACGCTGTCAGGACCAAGAACGACACCGACAAACTTCTTAACGAGGATGTCACCCAGTTGTCCCGCGTCAATATCGAGAAGGTCCTCACTTATATCCGCACGAACGCCAAGACTTTCCGCCAAAAGCTTCGTAAGCTGTACATAACCCAGCAAAAGAAGCAAATCGACGTCAAAAAGACGATTGAGAAATCCGTCCAGTGTGATGGCGAGATTACACGACTGTACTACAAAAAGCCGATAAAGTCCAAAGCAAATGTCGTGATGCTGGCAGATATATCCGGGTCTTGCCGCGCTATGACTTCTCTCGCTCTGACATATATGGGTTTGATGCGGGAAGTTTTTCCCGGCGGCTGCCACCTGTTCGTTTTTGTGAATCACTTAGTTCCTGTTGACCGTTATTTCTCAAACGAGAATGTAACAGCTGCTGTGGAAAGTATCAACAAGAATGTCCCCAGCCGAGGTATCTACTCAAACTACGGTGTGCCTCTCAAAGAACTGCGCTACGATAATACCGGAATCATCAACAAGGATACTACTATCGTTATGCTGGGTGACTGTCGAAACAACAGGAACTATTCCAGTGTGGAAGATGTAGAATGGCTTTCTAAGCGAGCATCCAACTTCTTCGTTCTGAACCCCGAACCACGGGACGAATGGGGACAGGGCGATTCCATTGCTGACCTATACGCAAAGAGCGGCGCAGTGGTTTCACAGGTCAGCTCGGCCAAAGATTTGCTGAATTTCCTGCAATCTGCCGGAACCACAAGGCATTTGTGATGCGCTTGCCCCAACCACTAGATATAGTGGTATCTTAATGTTTGTTTACAATTTAGACACTATATATTGTGTCTTTTCATTGACCGGATACCACATATATGGTATAATACAATTGTTCTCAGGAAGAGGAACGGCTCCTGAGACATCAAGGTTTTCCTTTCCCCAATCTTGGTCGCATGGCTTCATTTGAGCTGACACAGGTGAAGCGTGAAAATCATCCGTTTCATAGTAATATCCTTCCTTTCTTTGGCGCGGGTAACTCCGCGCCAGCCGTCCAAGCAAACAGCTTCCACGCGGCGGACGGTGGGCAACAGATGTTTCCGTGTTCCGGGCATCTGGCTAATGTTTGTATTTGCTGGTTTAGCTCAGCTGGTAGAGCAACTGATTTGTAATCAGTCGGTCATCGGTTCAAGTCCGATTTCCAGCTCCAGACGCTATCCGTTGGATGTATCGAAATCACATGATACGATGCTATACACAACATCTGGCGGACAGCATGCCACCCATTAAGGCGGCCTCCTCGTGGCGGGTGGCGGGCAGCGGCTCTTGCGGCTGCTGACGAATGTCTTAGAAGCATGCAAACGTACGAGCATCCCCGTCAAGTCGGGGCGCATCCAGACGCGACACAGCCGTAAAGGCGAGATTGCTGCACGGCAACTGGTAAGTTTCGCCGCAGTCTCACACACAGCCCAACGACAACCGTTAACCCGATTTGACAGGGAATCAACGACAGGGCTCAAAATTTGAAGTTGACCAACACCCAAGCGCTTTCTTGGATTCTCGCGTATCGTCAACGATGAGGTTCGCAAGATTGTCAGGTGGTGTGAAGATGACATCCGGGGATGACGACCTACTAAACGGATGTCATGGCGGGGCTAAGTGAGGGTTCACCCGCAATCTTATGCAGGTATCGTATAACGGCTAATACTCCGCCCCTCCAAGGCGGAGACGCGGGTTCGACCCCCGCTACTTGCTCCACACGTCGCAGTCACCGTACGCCACGACGTTAAACTTGGTGAGCATGGTCCACTTGTGGCCCGCAGTCCGAATGTCGATGAGACAGCCTCAAAAATAATAGACAAACAGGTGCTGTGCCTGAAAGTATTCGAAAGTCCCAGTGTTAGTCGCGAATAAGACCGGAAAACGGTGAAGAGGGTACAATACAGAATCTATCGGCGTGGCTGCCGAATGGTGCTGGATGCGAGTTGGCTTCTCGCTCAAGGGGTGACCAGCATAAAGCACCCTATCGTGCTCGATTAGCTCAGTTGGTAGAGCAGCGCATTCGTAACGCGCAGGTCGGCAGTTCGAACCTGCCATCAAGCCCCATCACCAAATTAAGCGATAATAGGAAGGAGATGAATTCTATGGAACAGGCAATTATCAATGTTGAAGGTACGACTACCATAGAAACCGCTGCAGCAGCAAAAAAGCTGATTGAAATGTTTGGCAACCGGAACATCCGCGCCATCGCTGTCAACCGTGTAAACGACAAGAGCGACGAGGTCATTGTTGAGCTCGATTTCGTACCGGGTTTGGCACCGCATCTGCACGGCTTCACGCTTCAGGTTAATGGCTTGACATGTGGTTATGCTGGTACTGGTCCTTCCAATCTGTATGAAGTCCTGCAGGCGGCTGGCGTGAGTGAAGCTCAGGTAGCACGCGAGGACATCACTCAGAAGAGCACAAAAACCATTCCTCTGCGCCTGGAACGCGCCGTGACTCAGTACGGCGACTTCCAGTTTGCGTAACGCTATTTGGCGGGCTTGACCCGCCATCATGGAGGGATAGCTTAGCTGGATAAAGCACCTGCCGCAAAGCAGGGTATCGATGGTTCGAGGCCATCTCCCTTCTCCATCCAGACACCCTTTCGCTTCCTTTCGCCAAAGGTATCTGGGGTATTGTACTGCATTGCGTGTAGTACGGCCAATCAGGCGCGGAACTCCGAAACCATACCACGAAGAATTTTATCCTCTCCGCGCAGCATGGACATGCGATTTTACGGGGATAAATTTAAACCGAAATTGTGTCGAGTGGCGAAGACGGTTGCGACACTGGCGAAGCACATATCTGCTTCGTCAACCATCCATGAGAAAGCCTCCACGTGGCAGATGGTGGGCAACGCAGCAAAGCTGCGGCTGATTTCTTTCAAACCGGTATCTGAATAAATGCAGATAAATAGACGAAAAAATCAAAAAAGCAAAGGAGTACACAGCATGAGTAATCAGAAAATCATCAAAGCAATCGCAGGGATTGCAGCAGCCGGTATGATGGCAACTTGTCTGCCTGTCGCAGCATTCGCAGCCACCGGCGACACCTATCATTTCTCTTTCAGCAACGGTTCTTCCCAGGACCTGGCTCCGGGCGGCTCTATGACGTTCCCGGCAAGCCAGTATGACTACGGTTACTGGATTACCCTGCAGGGCCACGGCGGCTACACCTACAACTACTATCCCGGCGACACTCTGCCGTACGATGCAGTTGACCAGTGGTTCACCGCTGACGGCATCACTTCCTGCTATGCGGCCGAAGGTAATCCGCGTTCCATCACCATCAACTATCAGATTGACGGCAACACTGTGCTGACCGAAACTGACACCGCCACTTTCCCCGGCAGCGTTGATGGTCAGAGCGTTGAAGCCTGGACCACGGATTCCGGTGATACTTACACCGCATCCAGCAAGAGCCTGAACCATGACCGCCTGTTCTACTTCCTGGGCGACGACATCCACGACAACGTCCTGACCCTGAAAGCCACTTCTGCATCCACTCCCGATGACGGCAAGGATGACAACAAGGGCGATGACAAGGGCGATGTCACCAACCCCGACGATAAGGGCGACAACAAGGGCGACAGCGGCACCACCACTCCCGATGACAAGGGCGACGTAGTGGCCCCCGATAAGGACAACACCGGTAAGGACAACACTTCTACCGGCTCCAACAAGGGCAACGGTACTACCACCACTACTCCGACCGCTCCTCGCAAGAACGTTGAAGTCTCTGAGCACGGTGAAATTGCCGCCGCTATTGCCAATGGCACCTGGGGCAATGAGTACACCGTCTGCACCAGCTGTGGCTATCACAACTGGACCCGCAAGGGTAACGTTTACGTCTGTGACCATTGTGGTCACGAAGTCCTGACTGTCAAGGGCGCTGATGGCGTCAAGGGTTATGCTGGCACTCTGGCTGGCAATGAACCCCAGTACGCTTCTACCTCTGAAGCTCAGGCTGCTGCTGAAAAGCGTGAAGCCGCTTATGCCGCTTCCATCGCTGCTCTGCAGGCACAGGTTGCCGCTCGTGAAGCTGCTTATGCCGCTTCCCTGGGCATCCACTAATTTGCCATCCTCTAACTAACGGTAATCGATAGTTTTTTCTCCTTGCTGTGGGGCGGGATTTCGGTCCCGCCCCATCCTTTTATGGTCAGATGTCCGAGTGGTTTAAGGAACTGGTCTTGAAAACCAGCGGCGCCGCAAACGTCCGTGGGTTCGAATCCCACTCTGGCCGCCATGCTTGCCGGGGCTTCCCGGCTTTTTTGTTTTTGTGAGCAACACAAGGCAACAGATTGCTATATCGAATAGTGTTATGTATACTAGAGAAAAAGCAGATTAAGAGGAAACGCCATGACAAAACAGTCTGACATTGAGATGGTTGCCAAAGCCAGAGCTTGGGCTGTTAAGGCTCATGCCGGGCAAAAAGACAAGGCGGGGAAGGATTACTTCAAAGCGCACGTTACGGTTGTAGCAGAAGGCGTAAAAGGTGACCCAATAGCCGAGGCTGTGGCATTTCTGCATGATACGGTCGAAGATACGTCCGTCACAATAGAAGACATCAGAACGGGGTTTCCAAAAGAGGTTGCTGACACTGTGAGTACGTTGACCCATAGCAAGGGTATATCGTATGCTGAATATCTTTGGTATATTCAGCAAAATTCTATTGCTGTCAAAGTAAAGCTCTCGGACCTGCGCAGCAATATGGACTTAACCAGACTCCCTCACACTCCAACTAAAAGGGACTTGGAAAGAACCAGAAAATACAAGCGGGCATATACGATACTGTCATCGAGAGAAGGTATAAGCGCAGTTAATCCGTATGCACTGTACGACTACTTGCTGGCAAACAACTGGAGCGTCAAAAGGAAAAGCACGAGGACTCCCGTTCTGGAAACAACGAATGGTTCTGCTGAAATCAAGGTGCCCATCGACCTGGCTTTGGCTGACTATGAGTCCAGGATGGCTGAGGCTTTAAGCGAATTGTGTTCGTGTGAGGGCATACCGTTCTCGAATGCAATAGCGCAGATTGCTGTTTGGAGACCGGTCAAACAATGAGCATGGGCCTGCTATTATTTTTATGAAAAGCCTTGACTTTGTCTTTTACACATTGTATAATTAAGACGCTGAATTTGATGAAAGGAAAATTGCACGATGTTTGCTGCTATGATGAACAAACAGAATAAATTGCAAAAGCTGTGGAGCAATTGGAATCTCTTCGGCTGTTTTGTGTTGTCTGTTTGTGCAAATCATAGTGCAGTGATGGTTGAATAAAATCATCCAAGTATCGGTTGTTTTCCATACTCTGCACGATATGAGCACCTGTCAGACGCACAACGCCTGATGGGTGCTTTTTTGATGCAGAAAATCAGAATCAGGTCACTCTAATGCCGCTGGAGTGAATTCCAGCCAGGCTTATTAAAGTGTATGCTATTATACATAATGTATATTCGAGGATTCGCCAAACGGTAAGGCATCAGGCTTTGACCCTGACAACGGTTGTTCGACTCGACCATTCTCGACCAACGCTCACTTTCATGCGCATCGGAAGTGAGATTCCTCAAAGCTGTGTTCCCATAAGCAAGGCACGGAAGATGCGCGACAAGTGCTCGTAACTCAATCGGTAGAGTACCCGACTTTTAATCGGGGTGTTCGGGATTCGATTTCCCGCGAGCGCACCATGCCCGGCAGAGCATTATCTGCCACTTTTGTGGGTGTATAGCTCAGTAGGCAGAGCGGCGGACCGTTAATCCGTTTGTCGCAGGTTCAAATCCTGCTACGCCCGCCATAAGCTCCTCTGGTGAAATTGGCAGACACAGTGCGCTCAAACCGCACCGTTTTGAGGGTTCGAATCCCTCGGGGAGTACCATGTCCGGCAGTACAACAACTGCCATTTATGGGTTGTTAGCTCAGTTGGCAGAGCAACAGACCGTTAATCCGTGGGCCGCAGGTTCGAATCCTGCACAACCCGCCATATGCTCCAGTGGCGAAACTGGCAAACGCGGCGGCTTTAAGTCCCGTTTTACTCTGGGTTCGACTCCCAGCTGGAGTATCTATATAGGGGTGTAGCTCAAGTGGTAGAGCAGCGGTCTCCAAAACCGCTTGTTGCATGTTCGAGTCGTGTTACCCCTGCCACAATAAGAAAAGCCGTCCTCACATAAGAGGCGGCTTTTTGTTTTGGAGAGTATACAGACCAAAAAACTAAACCACAAGTTGATTGCAGATGTGCAAAAACATGGTATAATAATATCAGAACGAAACGAAAGGAGATACCCCAAAATGTTGTGCAACACTGTTAATGTCATGTCGTATGAGTATAGTTACGAATATTCTGAGTTCATGTCCTTTGAACGCAGTTTTATTTCTCATACTCCTCGACAGGCAAAAACAGACCATGTACAGATGCGGTGCGTCTTCTAAGCGATAACTGCATGTCATAGCTGCTTGTCGAGATTTCGGCAGGCAGCTTTTTTGTTGCCTGCAATACAGAAAGGCAGCAAGAAAAATGAACGTTCCTACTATTGATATCCAGCAGACAGGTGCCAATATCAAGGCCCTGCGAAAGGCAGCAGGCATCAAGGTAAAGGATGTGGCAGATACACTCGGCGTATCCACGCAGGCAGTTGCCAAATGGCAAGCTGGAACAGCGCTCCCCACCATCGACAACCTTGTGATATTGGCAGCGATGCTGGATACCAAGATAGATGACATCCTTGTCATCGCATAAACCCTCGCCGCAGGATTGCGGCTATATATGGCCCGTTGGACGAATTGGTAGAGTTGCCGCCCTTTCACGGCGGAGGTTATTGTGGGTTCGAAACCCACACGGGTCACCATGCTTCTGTAGCTCAGTTGGTAGAGCAGCGGTCTGAAGAACCGCGTGTCGCTGGTTCGATTCCAGCCGGGAGCACCATATGTGTCGGTATGCAAGAGGTTAAAGCAGGCGGTCTGTAAAACCGCTCCGTTTCGGTTCGCTGGTTCGAATCCAGCCCGGCACACCATAAGGCCCCTTCGACAAGTTGGTCCAAGTCGCCAGCCTCTCAAGCTGGAGTCGGCAGTTCGAGTCTGCCAGGGGTCACTACGTCGCACCTACGTTAAAAGGTGCATTATGCAGAGGTCGCCTAACGGTAGGGCAGCAGCTTGCTAAGCTGCCGTCGCGGAAATCGCGGCATGTGAGTTCGAATCTCACCCTCTGCGCCATCTGCTTGCTTGTTCGAGTGGTTGATGAAATCGGTCCAGAAAACCGACGATGGGAGACTGTCCGAAGGTTCGAATCCTTCAGCAAGCGCCACTGCCCTCATTCTGTGCGGTATCCGTGCAGGTGAGGGCTTTTTCTTTTGCTTTTCGCTTCGAATTTCGGACTCGAATGGCGTTAATGGTCGGATATTCTTGATTATACATGCCTTTGCTGTATGGCAAATAGCTCCAAACAGTATTGGTTTTTACACCCAATTCTTCTGCAATTTCAGGAACTGACATACCGTTCGCACGCAGCTTCCCGATTTTTTCTGATGTTTCATCTGACCAGGCCCCGGCCGTAATCAGTATTTTGCGCACTTTCTGCAATGAGATGCCTGCACGTTTGGCAATGGTTCTTCTAGGTATACCTTGCTCGTGGAGCCGGAGAACCGTCTGTATTGTCGCGTCCATCTTGTCAGTACCTCGCCGTTATCGATTTTTGTATTGCCCTAATTGTTGTACTTTAATCATACAGCAAAGCAACAAAATTGTCCAGGAAGCAAAAGTGCCTTCATTTGCCACTAATTCATCTATGAAATTTGAAGGCAGAGTACCCCGTCTATAGCCGTTGGGCTTAGGCGGGGGAGAATGTCAATTGCAAAAGAATGTGTATAAACTGTTACCATTTAACGCTTTCCGTTGTGAGAAATTGCGAATCGCGGTATAATGAAAGGGTAAAAAGTGAAAGGATTTTTGCCGTATGTACATTGATTTCACGAGCAAGCAGTACTTCTTCATTCTGCACGCTCTTGCTGTTATGATAACGTTTTATAGCAACGATTTTTCCTCTATCTGCAAAGAGGTTGGAGAGGCTTATGGAACAAGCGAAGCAGACATTGCAAGTGCTTGCGCTGCTCTGACAGCTGTGAACGTAACGGCACCTGTCAAAAGTTTATCTAACAAGTGCAGCGACATTCTGGAAGATATACTGCATCATGCACGAGAACTGCCGGGAAAGGACGCTCCATATAAATACAGTGTTAGCTTAGATGTCTCTTCCTGGAAAGTAGTTGCTGATGCACTGGATACATACTCACGTATTTTGATGGGGCAATTTGGCGTCATTTATGAAGCCCTCGATATTTCTGGTAACGATGAGCAGCACTTCCAGGCGTATCATGATGCACGCTGGAATGGGGTGGGGGTCCTCGAAGCCCGTGACCTTCTGATTCCACAGCTCAAAAAGATAAGGCTTGGTTGGAATGGGAACTTTGGTATTTCAAATTCAGGACTTGCCTACAACAGCAAACTGGCATACGAGATTCTTAAAACCATTCGATATGCGACAGAGAAACGAGATAGCTCCGTTCTGAAAGTGACAAACGAGCCGCTGCCGCGTGCTGAAGGTTCTTTCCCAATTAGAGCACTGTAATTAGATTGGAGGCTTCCAGGGTGGGCGACCACATCATTTCTTTCTTAGACATCTGCGCCATGCGCGGTCAGTTGGTTTTGGCAAAAGCACCGTCCATTCCGGCTATCGATAATAAAACCGTGTATTGTACCGGAGCTCACAAGCGAGGAGCGGACCGCTGCATTGTCCTTGACGGCGAGGAGTACAGCCAGATTCTTTTTGCTGACGGAACAATAAAACTGTATTGGCAGTGAGGTATCATTGTGGACAATATCATTGTGAACAGCGCTCTTTGGTATGCCGAGCAGAGCAGTCAGTTTCTTTTGAATTCTGGGGCCAACAAGCTGTTGGATAAGGGCTATGACTATTATGTGAAAGAATTTATTCCACTTGGGCACCGCCTTATCCAAAACGGTCAGATTGCCGCCGATGCAATGGATGGGGAACTTGCCGCACAATTTTCGATGGCATACGTCGCAAACTATTGGCGTGCAGCAAAAACCGTGTACAATTTCGCTCCGGAATTTCTCAGAACATTAGCCGAGACTGAGGACGCACCGATTTATTCCGATATTATGATGCGGCTGCCATATAGGGATTTTGTCATGAATCTTCCTGCTGGCTCTCATCACGATGCGATGTTTGTTCACATTGAGTTCGATGCATCCCATGGTCCGAACGATGTGGATACACTCTTCCTGATTGTTCCTTTTAAGGCAAATCCAAACTTTGACAATATCGAACTTTGCCAGTGCATGCAGTGGTGTCTCAACGGCAAGAAGCTGATTGAGTCCTATCGGCGCAACAATGATGCTCGCGAGCAGGCATTTCAGAACGGAACTGATTCCGCCACTATCAATGACGCCACGATTTCAAATGTACCCGGTGCCGTTCTCAGTGAAGAAGAGCTGGAAAAGCAGCGGGAATTCAACGCCGGCGTTGAGCCGTATCTTCGTGTTGCGGTTTCTGCAGCTTATTACCTTGCATCCAAGAATGCTGAAATCAAAGAGGTAAAAATCCCGAAAGAGAAGCGGCCCATCCTTGTTTCCAAACCCGGTGCAACACCTAAGAAAGTTAATATCAGGACCTACAATGTAGGCTTTGTCATCGGAAAGAGCTTTGAAAAGCAGCTGGCTTCTGGCACGGAATATCAGAAGTCCACAGCAACCGGCACGGGCCGTACGGTCAGACCTCACGTCCGCCGCGCTCATTGGCATCATTATTGGGTCGGAGAAGGCCGAACTCGCCTGGAAGTTCGCTGGATTGAGCCGACTTTTGTGCTGCCGGAAGGAAAACGTGAGGTTCCGGTTGCTACCGTTAGACGGGTTTTAGGCGCTTAAAGGAGTTTCACATGAAAGCAAACTACAAAATTGTCGCAAACAAGCAAAAGATGCTCGAAAAAGAAATCGAAAACTTCGAACCTACCAGCACAATGTCAGTACTGCTAATGCGCTATAGCATCATACAGGGACTGCTTCAGGTTAAACTGAACGAAAAAGATGAGAATGGTATCCCGAATATCAGCCCTGTGGATATGGCATACGAGATGACCACTTTCTTTGGCGACGCCGTCAATGCTGCGGCTGATGATTTCACAAATGATGATGAGGACGACAGCACAATAAAATTTGATGGCACCGTTGATGAATTCCGGCAAGAACTTGCCAATCGCGTCTTAATAACACTCAGTTTGGCGTTTGAACATGAATTCATAAATTTTACAGAGCAAACCGGGATTTCCCGCGCACAGTATGAAATTCTTGCGGCTGAATATATCGCCCACGCTGAAGATGATGGCAGCAAAGTATCCGAAATGTTCAAAGGCGACAGCTCTGAAAAGCACAAGTCTAAGGGTTGGACCAACGCGATGCCAAAAAACAAACGAAGCTAAAAAAGCCACTTGCACAAATGTGCGAACCGACTAAAATAATAATTGCCTGACCTATCTCCGGGCAAGCCCGGGAGGTTCTGGAAGTGGCTGCACAAAAAGCGTTACTTCGATTGCTCGTTTCAGGCTTTAAGCATCGGCATCGCTGGAGCCAGAACCGTGAATCAAGCTCCCCTTTGGGAACATTAGCGATTCACTTCGTCTGTTAAGACGGGACCGTGGTCAACAGGCCCATAAAAAATTTAGATACCAGAATTGCAGACTTTATGTCCGCTGGCTTTTATATCAGAAACACACTTATCATGTGCTTTTTTGAAAGTTTCGTATTTCGAAATACAAATATCTTGATTGATGGTCTTAAAATCGTCATTATGGCAAAGAAGCAGAAAGGCAGAATAAATATCGCGCTGCACTTTTGTACCATCTTCGAATTTGTGCCAACGCTGGCTCAATTTCTTTTTGTTATAGCTGTTGCTTTTATGGTCGTATTGGCTTGCGCGATACACATTATCAACTACATGGAAGTGACTCTCGCTGAACTTTGAATGGAGTTGTGCGTAAAGATGCCCCGGACAACGGTGAAGAATCGAATGCCCAAAACGCTTTCTGCGCTTTTGTTTCTTTCCTTGTTCAGGAATAGAAGGCTTGGCTCTCTTTTGAAGCGCTTTTGCATTGCTTCTTTCGATAGTTATATCATCGCCCATGGCTCGAATCCGGTTTGCCAATTCGTTGTTGGCATACTTTCGACTCAAAGCGTTTTTCCGGCGAAGCTCTTTTAGGTAAGCTTCCTTCTTCCTATATTGCTTTGACTTCTTCCAAGGTTTGCGAACGCCCTTTTTGACTGTACCGTTCTCATTAAAGCGGTCTTTGTTGTTTGCTCTTCTGCTGCGGTCAAGCGCTCTTAAAAGAAGCCGTTCTTTGCGCTCATGTCTTTTTGTTGATTTTCCGTTCCGCTCAGCAAGGTTCTCCAGGATTGCAGAAGTTTCCGATACAGCTGCCACACTTTGAGGCCCAAGGTCTACGCCAACAAGTCCCTTACCACAAGGGTGCTTTAAGCTGCCCGATTTCGTATATTTAGGAACCGGGTCCCCTTCAACGGTGATGTGAGCATAAACTCTCAACCTACCGCGAATCGTCACGCATTTGAGAGCAACGAAACAAGGTCTATATGTATTTTGCGGGATGCCGGTCTTCGAAAAAATGGCAACAGCCTTTTTCTCAGCTTCAGGGTCAGAAACAAACGCCTCAATGCAAGCTAACTCGTTTTTTACAAACGAATCATTTTTCTTTACTGCCAATGTGAATGCATCAACACCGCCCATTTTGCACCGTGGAACGCCATCAACAAATGATAGTGTAAGTCCACGCTCAATTTGTTTAGCTCGAATCAGGGGAAGTTCTCCGTGCTTTGCGTAGTTGAGATGCTTACCGCTTCGATACAAAACTGATTGAACGGCTGCCCAAATGTTTTCTGTTTCAGATAGCAAAAATATAGTGTTGATTTTGCTGCCCTTCGAAATTTTCGCCATATCGCGGCGCAAATCTTCCATTGTCAGCTTGTATTTGGCTTGAAGCTTTTCAAGCACATCAGCAGCACTATTTGCTTTTTTCTTGATATCATTGTATTTTGTTGTGCCTTCATCCAAAGAAGAAAGCGCAAACATTGCACGATGATACTGCTTCAAGGCTTCCCGATACGCCTTTGTACGAAACAATTGAGATAAACGCTTTTGTGCAATGTTCGTAAGGTGGTTTCCGTAAACTCTCAAATCATTCGCAATATGAAACAGCTTGCGCTTATCATCTTCCTTGATTTGTGCTTCCAGAACCAAAACATGCCGACTTGTCGCAGCGCGATGCCTTTTGCGTTCGTCCTCATAAGGAGTTCTGATATGCTTTTTGCGAGCCGTCATGTTTTCACCACCTAGCTTTTTTGCTCTTCTATATATTTTTTCACTGTTTCAGCACTAATGTGACCAACAGAAGCAATGTAATATCCACGGCTCCATAAAACGCCGCATTTTGCATAAAAGGATTTGAGTTCTGGAAATGCCGCAAACAATTGAATTGCAGAACGGCTTTTCAGTGTCCGTGCGATGTCGCAAGGCGCTACTGTCTGTGGAGCTGAAAGAAAAATGTGTATATGGTCGGGCGTGACCTCCAGTGCTTTAATTTCATAATGATATGTTTCACATATAGAAACCAATATGTCTTTAAGCACATCAGCAACCGGCCCGTCCAACGCTGAAAAGCGAAATTTGGGGCACCAAATAATATGATACTGTAAGTTGTATTTGCAATGAGCTGCTGTATCATATTTGGGTTTCATCTTTTGGCTCCTCAAGCTGATATTTTTCCTGGATGCCACGACGCATCAAATCAAGAAAAGTGATTGTCTTTCCTTCTTCCACGGAATATATACGCGCTAAATTTTCTAAAGACTGTTTCCATTCGAAAGGAATCGTGATGTTCACTTGTACATTTGATTTCTTTGCCAACTGTATCACCTCATACATATATTATATATGTATTCTATGTTACTGGTCAAGCTACCGAACCTATGATTCATTAAAAATTAAAAAAGGAGATGAAGCCATTCATCCCGCAGGCAAATCTGCAGGTTTTCTGGCTCTCAATTATAACAATAACAATAAGCCGTTGCCTATGCTGGGGGCAGCGGTTTTTTCTTTTCTCTTGCAATACTGTGCGAACGGCATATCATAAAAATTGTACGATAGATAACAGACTGTTGGTCCATTGCGTACAATTCATATTCTGCAGTTAAATTAGCAGACTCTCTTTTGAGGGCCTGCTTCTTTTTTTGTATGTATTGATTAGAAACAAAAATATTTCAGAAAGGATGAATACTATGACCACAAATACCAAGAACAGCTTTACCAGGTTCGCAGCTGCCGCAAAAGATTGCTTCTATGTGAATTCTTTTCGCGCAGACTTAGTTCAGTGCGACAGGGCCTTGAAAATGGACGGCGAGATGCACGTCGAAGCGGAATGCTGGATGAACATTTTGGATGCCCTGGACGATAACGACATCAAGATGTATGTCGATAACGAATACCGTCCCGGACTTTTGAACCCGTTCCATAAATGGTGACGCTCCAAAAACAAGTCAATAACCCACGACTAAAGTCGTGGGCTTGCGTCAGTAAGAAATCCCACCAAAAATAAAAAATACCCGAAGTGTGAAAGGAGCATAACAATGCTTAATTCAAATATCAATAAAACCCTTGAAATCAACTCGAATAAAGCCGTTCTTCTCAGCATCAAGAAGCAATGGCTTGAAAAAATTCTGAGCGGAGAAAAGACTGTTGAGGTCCGAAAAACTATGCCGTGGGAAATTAGCTATCCTTTTGTAGTATTTTGCTACGAAACCAAAGCTAACGGTGGTGCTGGAAAAGTGACTGCCGCATTTGTTTGCCGTGCCATCAATACACTCGATTGCCTGCGTGAGCTTCCGGCATATGCTATTGGCACGGAAGTGACCGAAAAGACCGCTCAATTCGTGAAGGACAGCTGCCTTACCGCAAATGAGCTGATTGCATACGGCAATAAGTCCGGCACTCTTTATTGCTGGAACGTTTCTGATGTCCAATCTATGGATATGTCGCTGCGAGAGCTCGGCGTTAAGCGAGCACCACAATCCTGGATGTATCTGCGGATTCCTGATAACAAGACGTTCTGAACGATGTCTGTTTGGGCTGGCTACGTGTACAAGCCAAACAAAATATCAACTACACGATAAAAACACACTCGAATGAATGATTCATCGTGCGAACAACGCAGACTCTCGATTCTTGAGGGCCTGCTATTTTTTTATTTCAGGAGGAAACATCAATGATTCTTTATCATATCATGGCAGACACCGGATGCCTGCCGGACGATGTTGTTCCGCAGATACCAACGAATCGGATGAAAGGGGAGGACCAGGAAATCCCAAGAATTTGTCTTGGGCATACCCTTGACGACTGCCTGACCAGCATCGGCATTGCGCATTTTGTCTCAAAATTCCTGCTCGCTGAGCTGCGTCAGAACAAAAAATACTCCAAGGACATGCCGTTACCGTTCATTGTCCGAATGTACAACATCAAGGACGAAGACCCGAATCTCTTAACTGAGGAAGAAACACAGAAATATGTGCCGGATTCTGTCGTGACCAGTGAATGCTGGCTCACAAGATACGCGAAGCCTGTCAAAGTCCAAAAGCTCTGGCTTGTGGGTGGTGAAGTTGTTCTTTGGCCCTATATCGTTGACGGCGTCGTGTACGATTACCCAATCGTCCGTAACTCAATTTGGGCAGACAGCAAAACCTTGCCGGACCCGGAATTTCAGAATCAAATCATGGATATCACTCAGAAATGCCTTAACGAAGCCTGAAAAAGAAGCACATCAAAAGCTCTTGCACATCCTTGCGAATTCCATAGTATTAAAGTTGTACGACAGATAACATCTACTTTGCACACCGCGTGCTCGTACAATTCATAATTCTGTTCTCATTCAAGGCAGACTCATCTTCATGATGGGCCTGCCTTTTTTTGTTTACAGAAAAAGGAGGAATTCAAAACAAACCACAAATCTCAAATCACAATCTTCCGCTACAAGGAAAAGACACAAAAAAGGAGTCACAAAATGAAAGTCGAAAAGAATAATAACAGCATTTTTCGGAACAAGCATGTCCTGGTTGTCGTCGCGGTGATGTGTATTTTTACCATCATCGCCTGCATGGGTTTTATGCTTTCTGTTCCTGCACACGCAGAGGAAAACATAGCTCCCAAAACCGAACCTATCGCTTTTTCCACTCCCATTGAAACGGTGAATGAGCTCGATAGAGCGTTCCCGATAACGGAAACTTCCGAAGAAGCACAGGAGGAAATTACAACTGCTGAGGTCGAATCTTCCGATGCTGCAGAACCGGAACCACGGATTGAGACCGCAGAAGCAGCCATCGAAGAAGCTGAACCGAAACCCGAAACAATTCCAGATAATCTCAACGACAATGAGCTTGAAATCTACACAGCTCTGCGGTCCGCTGGCCTTTCAAAGGCCGGTACTGCCGCAGTGATGGGCTGCATGTCGATGGAAAGCGGTCTTAAAGCCTCGGCCGAAAACCCTTCGGATGGCGGCTATGGACTCCTGCAATGGACTTATAGCCGAAAGACAGACCTTTTCAACTGGTGTTATGGCAATGGCTATGACCCCAACACCGTTACGGGACAGGTGATGTTCTTCGTGTATGAGCTCAATAGCACATACAGCAAAGCCGCCAAATACTCATATCCGGTGTACGAAACTCTCACTACAAGCGACAGCCTGGAAGATTGCCTTTCGATGTTCTTCTCCCATATGGAAGCAGGAACCAACGTGATAATCTCTTCCCGCAAAGTCTATGCAGGAGGGCTGACCACGTTAGACCTGTACCGCAAACGCTTAACTGCCGCTTACAAATACTTCATTTGAATTAGGAGGAAGTCACAATGAAAGCAACCGTTTATCTGTCCCGAAAACTCTTGAACCAGTTAAAGGTAAAAGAAACCGAAAGCAAAGACCTTATGCTAACCCATAACCTACACAACATCATCAACGGTAAGCGTGTTGGCTGCTCTGGCCACATTCAGAACGTTCTCAACAATAAGTGCGTTTACGTCAGCACTGAAAAGAGTTGCTATCAGCCCTTGTCTGACAAGAACATGGTTCGCTATGCCGCCAGTATGAAAGATTACTCCTCTGTATCGCTCGGCGCAAAAGGACGTAATCAGTTCGTGACCAATGATGAGTTGGTTGGAAAAATCATTGATATGCTCCGATAAGGGCATAAACAGAAAGAGAAAAAGCTCATGAAAACCGGCATCAAAAGTCAGATAGTAATAGTATCTGCTGTGGCAGCTGTTCTGCTCATTGTTATGAGCGTCTGTGCAATTGCGGAGAGCATTACCTTTGAGAAGGTTGCTGCTCTCGCTGCAAGCGCACTTGCCTTGAACAAATGCTGCGGCATCCTGTTAAACTAAGGAGAAAAAATCATGAAGAATAAATACAAAGTTGTTGCCTTGGTTCCTTTGGAGTTCTCTGTTGAGGGAAGCTCCGATTCCAAAGAGGCAATCGAATCCGTCAAAAACATTTTCGAAGCGTGTCGGAATGATAACGACTGCGCGGACATCGTTTTTGATGGCATCGAAGAGTCACTTCGTCACGACAGTATCGAGTACAAAGTTGAAGCCGCCCAGCCTGAACCTGAGGTGAAGGCAAATTCCGATATCCGTTCTGTTGCCTCCGATATCTGCGACGTCTTCGAGAACTATCTCGACGAAAACGGTGTCTATATTGTGTGTGACGATGCAGACGAAGAGCAAGACCGAAAAGCAAACGAAAGCGGCGCGATGTTGTATGGCATGGAATATTGGCATCTTGTCGAAGATGTCGAGTTCCGTGTGAATCATATAAATGCACAATACAAGCTGTTCACCGTCTTTGATATTATGGAGGCATTTGATAAACTTCTCATTTCCAAAAAGCTTGGTGACTTTGTACCGAGCGGCGAAAATCGTTACCGTTTGTATGCAAAAATCCTGAGCTGTCTGCGTTCTATCAGGGAGAAATTGTAATGAAAGGCTGGAACAGTTCTAAGCACCCCATTCTCACCGCAAACCAGATGCCTGCGCCGATTCATTGGAACCCAATGAACGAGGATTGGAAAATGCGGCTTACCAAAAGCCAGATTTACAACACCTCTTCTGGTTTCGATACTCAAACGCTCGATGCTATGAAGAAGCTGCATGACAAAATCCTCACATTTGGCGGGGATGAAGTCTGCATGACGGAATTTGACGAAGACGCCCCAAAAATCCTCAAACGCGGCCGGTTCTTTTATGGCAGCAGCTATATGAGGAAAGGCCAGGATTGCCAGTGCCATTACAATTCTGCACGGCTTTGGTATAAAAACAAAGACCGGTGCTTTATTGCAACGGGTTATGCTCTTTCCGAAGACGGGCTCTGGCGCTGTCATTCCTGGGTCGTTCAGCCAATGGCACGCACCGTTCGCGTGTGGGAAACCACCGTCAAGCGTGTTGCCTATTTCGGCGTGGTTTTGACCAGCGAGGAATGCGAAGACTTTGTCGAGAACAACACATAACAATTGGGGAGGTTACCCAACATGGGTGAACAACTACATTTCAGTATGGATGGTGAGTTCCTCACCGCCATTGCACGTGACTGGTTCTGGAATATGGACAAGCCGTATAAAAAGTGTGAGGAGCTGCTGCTCTCCTGCATGATGGGTGGCAACGAGGAAGAAAAAAGGCATGTTTGCCAGGACATTATCGAAGGCCGGAAAAGACTTGTTGGTGTCAATGAGTTTGAACTTGTCGATGACAATGTTCATGTTCGTTCCCTCGGGCAGAAGGTTGAGGAGCTTCAACACAGGATGCTGGTCAATCAAATTCGTGAGGATATGATTGCACATCCGCTCAATTATGTTGACCGCTTTGCTATGACTGATAGCTATGAAACGCTCTGCACCAATGCAAAACATCATTATATCGATTGCAGCTATGACGGTATCAAGTGCTTCCTCTATGGGAAAACGGGTTATTCTGATGCATTCAACAACGGTGCATGGCTTTTTACCCACCCAGACCTTGTTGCAGAATTCAATGGAGAACCGCTTCCTGAGCAGGAATCCAACCCGGAATTCTACAAAACCGATTTTTGGACCAAGCTTGCCTCTTGGATTGAAGCAAACATGAAAGGCACATCCGTTGAGCGCCGTCAGCGACTGTACAACAGCTATATCAGTGATAGACCCATTCAGCATCAGCTGACCGAATATGGTCTGATTGCTCCCGATGGCACCTGGTATGCCTGCGAGTTTGGCGAGCACGCTGCCCTGGCTGGCCGCATCATCATGCGCAATCGAGAAGCGTTTGGTCTTTCTGACCATGAAGTTCTCAATATGGCGTATGACTGGAGCGGCAAGGGTCTCGATTTCCTATATAAACGCAGTTGGATTGCCATTCGTAATCCTTCGATGGGCAATACATTCCTCGATATGGATGAGACCAAAACCGCAACAAAAGCTCAAGTAAATACCATTTTTGACTATATTTCTAAATTCAACCGCTATGACATGAATGTTTCCAAGGTCATGGCTGACTAAAAAAGGAGATTTTTATTATGACTTCCAATATGACTATGACCGCTATTTCCATCTGTAATTTTCTGAAACTCATCGTGAAAAGCACGGTTGAGCATTACACCGAGGATTTCAAGCTGGACATAAAGATTTTTAAGCGCTATGCAAAAGAAGCGCAGGAAACTGGAAAGCCCGTATCGATGCTCTGGTTCTGCCGCTCTTGTGGAACGTATCTCTGCCCTGAGGAAGATGCATACAAGAAAGATACTCCCATGTTCATCACGTTCAAATACTATGATGAGCAGGAAGAGGAAGAAGCCCGGACCATTAAGGCTTTTCTGGTCACTGTGACAGGGATGGAAGGACAAAAGCCAGTTGGCTATATCACTCCCATCAACTATGCGGATGAATGTGACCGCATTCGCCGTTACGCAGTACCTGCCGAAAAGGTCGAGCTTGTCTATGATAAAGGTTCCCTTGTCCAGAACAATGGCAACTATACGATTCTGAAGCATCCCAAGCTTGGTACACTTCAGAAAACGAAATTCTTGGCCGATGACCCTGACGCGCTTGATTATGCGCTGCATATGGCTCGCAATGAGAGAAAGGCAGGGTGACAGCCATGAATGAGTACGAAGCAACAATACAAATCAACCCAACCGACGATATCAAGTTCATACTTGAGGAGTCCGGCTGCTATGAGTCTGAAATTGAAATGATGAAGGCCGGTGGCACCTATGATGCGTTTGTCAAGCGTGTCTATGATGCCATCGACTGGTCTCATCTGTCTGAGCGTATTGCTCAGATGGAAAACGAAGCCATCACGGCAGCTATCGACAAATTGTCTGATAGCATGATTTGATTGTTAGGAGGTAAATACTATGTACATTCTCATTAAAAACCAGGAAGGCGAAAGCATGAACTTGCTTTCCCAGAATACCGATTTCAACGCTCTACTGGCAGCCATGAAAACTGACGTTGAGGCAGAGTACGAAAAGGCAACAGGTTATGCGATTGACCTTGACGAGGATTCCGGCAGCGATTATGAAGTCGGTATCAACGTTGAGGACAGTGCAGCAGACGGTTTCTGCCTTGCGTCCGGGTATATGTACGGCGCAGACAGCAACTTTGACTGGGGCATTTTCAAAGTAAAGTCTCAGAAAAACAATGTTGCAGCGAAACCCTACATTGGCTTGGATATGAACAAGTTCTTTCGGCAGAAAATGCTGCTGATTGACCTCTCGGCAAAAGTAAAGGACCTCGGCTATGACCATCTGGCCGATGAGCTTTGGGGCGCAATCGGTGTCTTCGACGCTGTACAGGATTCAGCTGAAGGAGACGGTGTTTTCACTGCTCCGGAAGCGGATGAAAAAACCGGTCTGTTCCTTGACGATTTTTATAACGACGTTCTGGAAAAGATTCTGAACGCCGACAAGAAAAAGGAGGAAAAGTAAGCCATGAGACTCTACATCCAAGGCGAACACGGTAAGCTCCTAACTTTCACCCCGGAAGAAATCAAGAAAAAGCTCGGTATTCCATTCGATATCGCTGCTCTTGGCATCGAGGTAGATGATGGCGACACCACCATCAGGGCTCAGTCATACCCCAAATGGGATTATCAGAACGGGAACCCGCCCATTGACCTCTGTGTCAATGAAATGCAGGTTGGCTCACTGGCTATGCCGACGCCCAACATTCCGGCTCCCGTCATTTATCTTTATGATGAACAGGGGCAGGATGAATTGGATTGGTTTGCATGTACCAGCTTTGCACCCCGTGCATCTGGTGACGAAAGTTCTCACGTCGTCTTCTGTGACATGAGTTTTAGCAATGCGTTTGCTACCACAGACGTTTTTGTGAATCCGCGCAAGGGAATTCCTTTCGTGCAGTGTTCCACTGGGAATCAACTTTCTGATTTCAGGAAAGCTGATTCCCATGAATAATATCTGACTCGTATCTTTGCGGTCGTTCCTTTTGGAGCGGCCGCTTTTTTGTTTTTTAGTTTTGTTGCACAAATGTGCGACTCTCATAAAATGAAAATTAGGGAGGTGCTGTTTTGAAAATTCAGAGAATCATGCCTGCAACTACTCATTCCATGAAAGACGCGTTACCGCTTGGGACTATCCTGACGGTGAAAAATGTTGCAGACCAGAAATATATTGTGGTCGGCTATGACACAAGTTCTTTTCCGCACAACTACTATGCGGTTCCCTGGCCGCAAGGGTATATGGGTGAAGAAAATATGTACCTGGTAAGATTTGATGATATTGCGAAAGTTCTGTGTCGCGGCGGAATCAATGAGGAATCCAGAGTTTTCTTGCAGGCACTGGATGATGTGTTGAACGGGAGGTGACACGGTGACGGTAAAAGAGCTGAAGCATATGCTTGAGAACGCGGACGACGATGCTGTCGTCGTTGTGCGAAATAACTGGGCTCCGGCGGAATTCCTGAATACCTCTGCTCGGAAGATGGTGCTTGTGAAAGCAAATGGCAAGCTCATGACGCCGAAATGGGCCGAGGCGAGCGGGTATATCTGCGAAGGGCCTGCTATGTCGGCAATTTTATTCGATTGAGGTGAGAAAAATCATGCCCGATAAAAAAGTGGCCACGCAGGCATCTGATGGACCCTGGGAACGCGAAACCATCATCACATTCAATGATGCAGAGAAGAAAGCATCCTACTACACCTGCAACAAAGCTCGTATGGAACAGCTAAAAGAGCTTGCCAAAGAATACCCTGATGCTGTTAAAATCACGCGGGATGAGGACTGGTGTATGGAGGCAGATATGCCCAAGAAATGGGTCAAAATCAAGCCGCCTCGCAAGCTGACCGAAGAGCAATATGCGGAACTGGTCAGACGCGGCAAAGAACTTGCAGAGCGGCAGCGACAGGCAAAGAACTTAGTGAAGGAATAATCCGGCTTCATATGCCGGAAGAGGAGGATATAAAATGTATAATTCTTACAGCGCATTGAATCTTTTGGGCGGTATGCTCTATACGATGATTCTTCTGGTGATAGCGTATTTTGTGCTCAAAATCGTCGCCAATTGGAAAATTTTTGAGAAGGCCGGGCAGCCTGGCTGGGCATCCATCGTCCCGTTCTACAGCAACTACATCGAATTCAACATTTACTGGGGGAACGGCTGGTTGTTTCTGATTCCGGTCTTGCTGAGCCTTTTGTCTGGCATCCCGCTGCTCGGCAATCTGTTCCTGGTTGTTGCCCTCGTCATCGGTGCTATTACCAACTACAAGAAAGCTGTTGCGTTCGGTGAAGGTATTGGTTTCACGATTGGTCTTTGCCTTCTGAATCCGGTGTTCAACATGATTCTTGCTTTCGGCCATTATGAGTATCACGGTATCCCGCAGGATGGCTATTCCTATTCTCAGCTCAAGACCAAATATGAGGAAAAGAAAGCCGAACAGCAGAACAACCCCAGTACTGTTCAGTACCAGGCCCCCAAAACTCCCAAAGAGCCGAGCCAGAATGTTCAGTATCAGACTCCGAATGCTCCTGCTGAAGTCAAAACCCAGCCGACTCAGCAGAATCAAAATCAGGACAATGGCTGATATTATCTGGGTCGTTGTGTTTCTCTGCGTTCTCATCGCGTCCTGCTTTGGAATGTACTATTTCCAGGGTGAGAACAAACAAAAATTTGTGTTTTGCTTTTTGCTGGTAGCATTATCTTTTGGAGTTCTTGCGTTTCGGCTCCTGGATATTGCCTACACAATGATAAACGTAGCTGTCAAAGCCGCACAATGACCTTTTTGCAATTCTCAAACTGTTTTTTGGCAGACCTTCCAACCGAGGGCCTGCCTTTTTTATTGTTGCCAGGAGGAAAATCTATGAAAATCCGATTCTATACAACCAACAAGGAAGCTATTGTATTCGACCTTGAGGATATTTTGAAGCAGCTCAACATTGAAGAGCAGGTAGCCACTGTCGGCCTTGTCATTGAAAAAGACGAGGCCGAGGTTGAGGCAATCGCTCAGACAATACAAGACGATTATCCGAACATGTACCTTCAGGCAAAAGAATACGGGCGAAATCTGACCTTGGCTTGTGCGGAGCTTCCGAACCCTACTAACCCGGATATTGTAACCTACCTCTATGCGGGCGATGATGCTACGGAAACTGACAGTTGGATTGCGAAAGTGAACAACACAATTCGTGCGCAAGGGGATAACAGTGAACGGCTCATCCATATTGACTCGAATCTCGCTGCCGTGGTAGAAGCAAACGAAACGGAACAAGGATACTATGCTTCCACCGTGTCACAGCATGACAAGGCCACAAACGAAATGCTGAGTTTTCGACAGATTGCAGAGTCGTTGGAAGCTGTTGGGGATAACTACAAGTACCAGAGTACAAACAATATTCTGACTTCAAGAACCAAAGCAGAAAGGAACTACATTGTCCGGCTTATCAAGATGTATTGCGACGATACCAAATACCTTTCCGGTGCTATGCCGCAAAGTGAGTACCCGTTCTGTGTCCAGAACGTTGACGCTCTGAACCAGCGTGATGCGCAGTGGTCCGAAATCAAAGAGTATCTTGCGCAGGACGAAAATCGCAACAAACTGGATGTGATTCTTGGCTTCGTGCCGGATGCGGAGAGTGACAAGACTCTAATTCTGCACAGCATTGAAGAAAAAGGGAAGGCCATGTCTGATTCTGAAATCGAAAAAGCATATAATTTGCTGTTTGGTGACTGTAGCAATGGATGAATAATCTTGCGCTTTCGTGCGAGACCCGTATAATTTAGCTTGTACGATAGATACCATCTACTAAGCACACTGTGTGCTCGTACAATTCACACTTCGCTTTAAGGCGGACTTCCCACACCGGGAGGTTCGCCTTTTTGCGTACAAAAAAAGGAGTGTTATAATGGGTTGCATATGGACGGCTCTTGGCAACCGACTTGAAACCGCTTGGAAGAGACCTACTAAGCCCAACTCTAAACGTCCGAAAGACGGTGAAATCATCGACGAAGAGAAATCGGTGCGCTGGAACAGGGAAGAGGTCGTTCGCCGACAGAAAGCCTGGGATGCGGAATGCTCTCGGCTGAAGAAGGCGCAGAATGCAGAAATCGAACACATCTCGGAAGCTATCGAACTTCAAATTCAGGAAGACATCAAAGCCGAAACGAAACGCAGCATTTCCAAAAAGGCTGCAACCATCCTCTGGCAAAAAGCCTACGACCGTGGCCACGCCTATGGTTTCGCTGACATCTACTGTGCCATCGAAGACTACGAGGAGCTGGTTGTTGCCGTACTCACAAACGCTCGTTGAAAGAAAGGAAAATACCATGAAGCTGAATGAATACCTCGCTAAAAATGCCGTCAAGCTGATGATTAAGGGCTCTGGAGAAAAGAATCCTACGCGCCAGACCAATGACCTCGGCATGTACGATTATGTTGAGAACCTTGAAAGCGTCCTCGGCAAAATGGTCTGGATTTGCGATTATCGCGCAAATGCGGACCCGACCAAAAAGCCGATTCGTAACATCAAACCTACCCCGGTTGTTGTAACGGACGCAAAAGAAACGAGCAAAGCCATCTATTATTCTCCGGTCTATTTTCGGCCGGTAAATCGGGGTAAGATTTCTTCAACCGTCATTGCCCCATTGGACAACACCGGGTATCGCTGCTGCTCCGGCACTTCCGTCAACATCTTCTACACGAAAGAAGAGTGCGTGAAGTGCTATCGGGAGCAGGTTCGACAGGCAAACGAGATTTATGAGAAAGAGAAGGCTCGCATCATCAAAGAGTTCGACGCTCGCATGCAGATTCTCAATGATTCTCTCACGCCGTTCAACGATGTCCCGCAGAGCGACTACACCGTTGTTGCAAAAATGGATGTTACGAACGATTCTCTCGGATACAATGAGAAAAATCGGCATTTTTATCTCGAGACGACCCGAACCATGATTCCGACTCGCTATACCATCGAAATGCTCAAGATGCAGGCACTGATTGGCCTGGTGGATGAACTCCGTGCAAACACCACCTGGCAAAAGGGCATCCCTTTCCGTATCCTTATCAGAACAACAGTTTTCGTGGATGGTATTGAAGATGTCAGCCAGGCCACAACGGAATCTCAAACCATTACCCTTTGATGAACCATGAAGAGCGCACGCCCCGTCTATAGCCGTAAGGCTTAGGTGGGGAGGTTCACAAAAAAACAAAACAATACATATGTGAGGTAAAATGTTATGTCTAACAACATGTCTATTTCTTCCATCAAGGAACATTATAATAATCTCTGCACCAAAGCCAAAGAATGGAGTGCCGCCTACTATGAGCAGGATGCTCCGGTTGTAACGGATGAGGAATACGATTCCGTGATGCACGAGATTCGTGATATCGAAGCGGCACATCCTGAGTTCGTGACCGCTGACAGCCCTACACAGGTTGTTGGCGGCAAGCGTGTTCTCGGTATTCCGGTTGAACACCGTGTACCGATGCTTTCTCTGCTTGATGTGTTTTCCGATGATGAGGTCCGCAGCTTTGTGGATTCGGTGAAAGCTGAATACTCCGATGTGACCTTCTCTGTGGAGCGCAAAATCGACGGTCTGAGCTTGTCTCTTGTCTACGAACGTTCTGACGATGGTCTTGCCTATCTGACCCAGGCTTCGACGCGCGGTGACGGCCATGTCGGTGAGGATGTGACCGCCAATGTCGCAGCCCTCACTTGCCTGCCTCGCAGCATCGAGCTGCCCAAGGGTATCGGCAAAATCGAACTCCGTGGCGAGTGCTATATGTCGGAAAAGGACTTTGAAACAGCCAATGCAAAGCAGGCGGAAGCAGGGAAGAAGCTCTTTGCGAATCCCCGCAACTGCGCTGCTGGCTCTCTGCGTCAGGCTGACCCGTCTATTGCACGGGAACGCAATCTGCAGGTGTTCGTTTTCAATGTTCAGAGCGTCAACAATGGTGATGCAGCACAGTTCAGCCCGTATCATTGTGACCAGCTGAACTATCTGCGTGACATCTGCGGTTTTAAGACCACCTATTACGCTCATTGCAATGACATTGATAGCATCTTGGCAGCCATTCACGACATTGAGAAAAAACGCTATGATATCGATTACCCGATTGACGGCGCAGTCATCAAAGTCGATGAACTGAGCATTCGCCAGAAGATGGGCGAGCGCACCAAAACCCCGAAATGGGCTATTGCATACAAGTATCCCGCAGAGGAAAAGGGAACTGTCTTGCGCAACATCCAGCTGCAGACGGGTCGTACCGGCCGCGTCACTCCCGTCGCTGTCTTTGACCCTATCCAGCTTGCCGGAACCCGTGTGGAGCGTGCAACGCTCAACAACGCCAACTTCATCAAGACTTTGGATATCCGTATCGGTGACACGATTGTCCTGCACAAATCCGGTGACATCATCCCGAAAATCACGATGGTGGAGCTGGAAAAGCGTCCTGCAGACGCTGTACCTTATGACATGGCAAAACAGGTCTGCCCCGTTTGCGGTGCGCCTATCGCGCCCGTCAATGGTTCTGTGGACCTCTACTGCACCAATGACGCTTGCCCGGCAAAGACTGTGAATCGCGTTATCCACTTTGCCTCGAAGCCCTGCATGGACATCAAGGGACTTGGCCCTCAGATGATTCAGGACTTGGTTGACAGCCGGTTCATTGAGAACCCCGTTGACCTGTACTGGCTCTATGAGGAGGAAGGTGAACTGACCAACATGTATGGCGCGAAGATTGCCAAGAAGGTTCTTGCTGCCATCGAAAAGTCCAAGGAGCAGAATGCCGACCGCGTCCTCAAGGGCCTTGGCTACCGTCTCATCGGCGGTCATGTTGCTCGTGCGCTGTTTACTCAATGCAAGGCTACGAACGGCAACCTTCTGACACTGTCCACGCTCAATGTAGATACCATCAAGGAGTGCAACATTCCCGGTTTCTCTGACGCTATCTATGCTGCGCTCGATGCGATGCTTTCCAGCGCTGAGTTCAAGCAGGAAGTCAATACCTTGCATGATGCCGGTGTCAATCTTGACTACCATGCTCCGGCAGGTGCCAATGATGAGTCTGCGCCGCTCGCTGGCAAGACATTCGTTATTACCGGTACACTGCCTTCCATGAGCCGCGATGAAGCCAAGACTTATATCGAAGCGCATGGCGGCAAAGTCTCCGGAAGTGTCTCCAAGAAGACGAGCTATCTCGTTGCAGGTGAAGCTGCCGGTTCCAAGCTCGATAAGGCGAACGCTTTGGGTGTGCCTGTTCTGAGTGAGAACGACCTCAAGGCAATGTGCCAGTGAGGAGGTCTCGGAATGTACGACTTTGACCGCATCGTTAAGGCTGCGGAGTCCTGTGACTTTCACGGCGAATTTGCCTCCGACATCAAGCACTGTGAAAATGCACTTAGCATGGGTGGTCTCATGGCCATCAATGCTGAATGTTGGCTTGACGTTCTGAACGCAATGCCGGATACCGAAATCGCAGAGTATGTCCGCACCAAGTACAAGCCCGACCTCTTGAATCCGTTCAAGGGTACGTCGCTTTACATCATATCTTAACCTCTTGCCGCTTGCCCTTTACCGGGTGGGCGGCTTTTGCTAATATGTGCGAATCGCGTACACTAAAATAATAGAAAGAAGGTATCAATAATGAAATCACATGAAGCTCCTGTTACCGAAAGCATGCAACAATGTATCGACTATATCAAGCAGAATGAAGATGAAATCGCAGAATATGTGAATTCGCTTTTTCTTGCTCAGAAGGATGTAATTAGAGAGCAGCTTTTGGAGAGTTTGGCAGCAATGCTGAACCCCATTCCCACTCATTATGAATGGCGCAGCAATGATTGCCCGTATGATTATTCTGGTGAATTGTACGAAGATGGAAAGGTATCTTTGGAGCAGACTGTTAGTGAATTTCTCGAGAGCGAATATACTGGTGCAAGCCGCGCAACCTATGTATCTCACTATGGTCTATCATATAACACATATGGGGATAGTCTCTCGGACGACACCCTTGAGATTGGCTGCTCCATTATGACCGATGGAATTAAAGATTTCGTACAGAGGAATGCAGGGATTCCGTGTGAACGATTCTCCCGTGAAGAATTTTTTGACATCAAAACCGAATGTAACGAATTTGACCCGATATACGACGAATGCCGCGCCAGCGATTTCTTTTGGGCTACTGCCGCTGTAGAATTTGCAGGCATTGACAAAATGACTTTGAAAGAAGTTCTCGCCGCAGTATAAATTGTCACGAAAGCCGTTCACCGTTTGGTGGACGGCTTTTTCTTTTTGACATTTTTTGCGATTTCCCGATAATAGTGGAAACACCCAAAACAACGTGGAAACGTGACGATGCCTTGGCTAGTATCACCTCAAACTATACGGTAAAAGCTAATCTTACTTCCGGTGATTGGAGCGGCACGGTGTCTTTTTCCTGCACCATTTCAGGAAACTAAATATCCGGTTTTCTAAATTGTACGATGTGCCGTATATATTATTTTCGTAAAAACTTGGTATTTTGGGTTGACGGCACGTGCGATACCCATAGAATAGATAATGTAACAGAGATATCATTGATTTGCCATAGTTCATATACCTCCTGGAAGAAGGACAGATGCCCATATTGGGTTTCTGTCCTTTTTCTTTTTGAGGATTCCCGCAGACTTTCTGCGTTTTATATAGATTTATCCCACGGAATGTGGACTTCTGACAGCCGAAGAAAAGGCTGATTACATAGAATTGTCATGCTAATCAGCATGGCACGTATACACTGCGTTAATGAGTTTGTATAAATGTTCCTGCACGCGAACGCCGCGTTAAGAGCGTATTTATATACCGTATAACAATTACAAACCTTTAAGGAGGACATTACCATGATTCGAAACATAATTTAGCGAGTAGACACCATCATTAGCAACCACGAAGCCAAAGCTAAGCAATATGCAGTTAGCTATGGTTCATTCGTTCACGGTCTAATTAAGACCTAGCTGAGCAAAGATGGTGTGATACTCGCGCTCCTGCTGGAGCAAGTGAAACTGACCGATGCCGCGAAATTTTTGCTGCTTTTGGCAGTGGTATCAATCGCTGGCGCATTTCTTGTCAAGAAAGTCTTCAAAAATTACAGCTACATCAAAGGATTGGCCGAAGACTTTCTGAAATCAGCTGACGTTTTCGGAGCTGTCAAAGAAGCGATTTCTGATATCGCCAGCGGCTCCTGCAAAACAAACAACAAAAAAGAATAATAACATCCCCGATATATGGGGCTCACATTGCTGTGGAGATAAATTCGAGAGCAGCACGGCAGCCCCACGTTAAGGGGTTATATTATGGCTAAAAAGAATAATAACGTTAAGTTCAATGTTGGCCTCACTGATAAGTACTTTGATGCAGTATCTCGCCAGAACTTACCCATGTGCGCTGCTGCAGATGAAACGATTGACAACGGCTTTTCCAACGCTATCGGCCTCATCAGCATGCTGGTCGCTATCGTTAAAGGACATGACAAAAACCTAATTGGTATGGTTATTGCCGACTGGGGTAAAGGAATGTCCAAGGAGAAGCTGCCGGAATGCCTGCAGTTCGGTAACGACCATACCAATGAAGGCCCGCTGTGCATCCACGGCGTTGGCTTGAACAACTTCATCCTTGTTGCTACCCGCAACAAGTATCCCTGGTTCATTGCTTCCAAGGAGCCTGGCGAGAGCACCTATCATCGCGTTGACGGTCCATTCGCCACGACCATGACGATGTCTGAGCAGGAAGAGATTCCTATGGAAAATATCGTTATGCGTGAGCAGTTCAAGGCTCTTGGCGCACCGTCCACCGTCATTTATGTGGAGATGGACAAGGCCACCGCCAGCACCATGCTGACCAAGAACGGCAGCTGCGCTGAGAGCAGGGTCACCAGCCTGAATGTACTGCGTACCTGCCTGGCTGAGCACTTTGGTGTCATGTACCGCAACTACCTGGCACCTGATGCTACCGGCGTTGCTCCCGCCCGTATCCTGATTCCCGATTATCGTATGTTTGACGGCAAAACCCGCGATGTGCTCGTCAAGCCTATTTTCCAGCCGTACAAGGAGAAGCGGCAGGATAAGCGTTTTGTTGTGGAGTACGAGGGATATGAAATCCCTGTCAAGGTCGAATGTGGCCTGCTTGACAGCGAAGCAACTCGGGGTATGGTTACTGGCGGCTACGATTTGAAGCGTTTCTACCAGTGCAACATGCCCACTCAGGGCTTGGATATTCAGCTCGGTGACCGCGTTATTTCTACGGCTCAGTTCGATACCATCTGGGATAGGGTTCGTCACCCGTCCTTTAACGCCTTTACCGGCGTTGTGGCTATCGATATCACTGGCCTGCCGCGCGGATTCCTGAACACCCTTGCCAACAAGTCCAATATCGACTTGAGCGACAAGGGATGGCGTACGATTTTCGACGCCATTGCCGAGAACGTAAAGCCTTTCGATAGTGAGCCGTTTACCCTCGAAAAGTATGCGCAGGGATTTGCCAATCGTCTGGTTGCTGACACTGGGAATGAAGTTGAACTCCAGTTTCCCCTGTACGCAAACCGGACTCGTATCGACGTTCTGGAACACATCGATGAGTCCCACTGCCGGATTTACGACTTTATGAGCGGCGTTGCTACTTTGAAGTCCGTAACCGAGCTGCGGACTCATTGGGATGGCATGGTTGCACAGGGCATTCAGCCCATTTCGGCTGTGATGTACTGCAACAAGCGCGGTCCTATGCTCAAACATACCTGCGACGAGATGAACACTCTCGTGCAGGCTATGAATGACGAGGACTTCTACATGACCCTCGAAGCTGCTGGTGGTGATGCATCTAAGATGCCGCACTACAACTTCGATGTTATTCTTGACCAGAATATCCCCGTGAAGAAATAACATCACTTGCCGTCATCCGAAAGGGTGGCGGCATTTTTTGTTGAGCTATTGCTTAAACATCAAGATTCCTCATGTGGTGTGTAGCGTTTTGTACCGATACATGCTATAATTGGCACAAAAAGGAGGAACCGACATGGCAGAAAATAATAACAACGGTGGCAAAAACACTAATATCATCACCAAAATTAACGATACCATTTCCAAAGTCCTGGGCGATTTCCCGCCCGTTGTTCAGACAATCGCAAAAATCGTTGTCTTCGGTGGGCTCATCCTGCTTATTGCCAAAGCCATCGGCTATATTTTCCCGGTTATTGTGAACGTTCTTTTCAACCTCTTAGTCAAAATCGTTGGCTTCTGCATTCTGGCAGCCTTTCTTTACGGCTGCTGGTACGAGGTAAAACTGCAAATGACTCGCGATGAAAACTCCTTCCTGCTGAATGAACGACTCAAGTATCAGAAAAAAGAGTATGAGGAGCGCGAACGCAGGAGACAAGAGAGAGACAACAGACGCTAAAATACTACAACACACAAGCTGTCCAGCTTCGGCTGGGCAGCTTTTTTTGTTTTCCTGTTGCAGGCTCTTGCGAATCGTATACCATAAAAAGTATGAAAGGAGTTTATCATGAAAACACTTGAATCCTTTTTTAGCAGAACTGCACAGTTTGGCTTGCTCATTTATCTGACCGGCTGCTTTGGCCTGTTGATTGTTTTAGGCGCTGCAGTCGCAAAATGGCTTAAACTCATCGACGTAATTCAATATATTGCCTTTGCTTTTGGACTTGGACTCCTCACTTTGCTTATCGGCATGGTGGGTCTCTCACTCCTCGGCATTAGGGGTATTGAAGAATTTTAGTGGAATGACCCCATCCCACTAAGTTCCTTCAATATCACAGGCGGATGTACTTTTGTACATCAAGATGACGAGCTGCACTTGTACGGTTTTCCCAGCCTGCAACCATGCGAAGGCGTCATCTAGCCAAGGGAAACACAACCTCCTGCTTCGGCAGGAGAGATTTATCGTAAAGGAGGTGGCGAATATGTCCACTGTTTATGTACTTAACAAAGACGGTAAACCTTTGATGCCTACGACTCGCGGCGGACATGTGCGCCACCTGCTTAAAGAGCAGAAAGCACGAGTCGTAAGAGCAAAACCGTTTACCATCCAACTGCTGTATGAAACCAATGATGTAGTGCAGCCCCTATATTTAGGCATTGACCCTGGTAGAACCAATATCGGCGTTGCCGTTGTTAAAGCAAATGGAACGGCAGTCTTTACGGCACATCTGGAAGCTCGCAACAAAGAGGTTCCAAAATTGATGCAAGACCGTAAAAAAGCCCGCCGTGCAAGACGCACAAACGGCAGACGTTGTCGCCGTCAGCGGAGAGCTAAGGCAAATGGCACCATTTCTAAGAAGTGCGTGAAGCAAGATACTGCTCAAAGTAAGAATCCTAGCAAACGTGCAAAAGAAATTGGCATCATCAAACGTCGCCTTCCGGGTTATAAGAAAGATGTACTCTGCATTGGTATTAAAAACAAAGAAGCAAAGTACACCAATCGCACAAGACCGGAAGGATGGCTTACGCCTACCGCGAATCAGTTGCTCCAAACACACATCAATTTGGTGAGAAAAATTCAAAAGTTCCTTCCTATCAGTGATGTTGTGCTTGAAGTAAACAAATTTGCGTTCATGCGGCTTGATAATCCTGACATTCAGAAATGGCAGTACCAACAAGGCCCACTCTACCAAAAAGGGAGTCTTGAAAATGCTGTTTCTGAAATGCAGGAACACCATTGCCTGTTCTGTGATAAACCCATCGACCATTACCACCATGTAGTGCCGCAATCCGAGAATGGCAGCAACACCATTGCCAATATCGTTGGTCTATGCGCGGAGCATCATAACCTTGTTCATAAAGATGCTGCCTGGCAAAAGAAACTTGCCGAAGAAAAAGTTGGACTTAACAAAAAGTACGGCGCTTTGAGTGTATTGAATCAAATCATTCCGGCACTGACGAATAAATTGAGTGTGCTATTTCCAAAGCACTTTTTTGTGACAGCAGGAAAGAGCACCCATGACTATCGTGCAACGCACGGTGTAAGTAAAGACCATTGGCTCGATGCTTACTGCATTGCTTGTTCTGTTTTGCCGAGTGATGTTTGTGATAGCAATATCAACAATCATATGCCGTATGAGCTGAAACAGTTTCGCCGCCATGCTAGAAGAGCGTTAAACAATGAAAATATGAACCGCGTGTACACGCTCAATGATAAGGCGGTTGCTATAAATCGGCATAAAGCAACGGAACAAGAAGCTGCCAGCCTAGAAGAATTTCGCAAAGAGCATCCGAATGATGTTTGCAAGCTTAAAGTTAAAGAGCACCATCCAACATACAGAAACATGAACCGTAACTATCCAGGAAGCATATTTCTTGTTGGAAAGCATGTTCATATAATGCAAGGAATAGCTGGCTCTAAAGACGGAAAAGCAACAACATACAAAGACTCTAACGCAAACTCAATAACGGCGAGTAAATGCAAATTTGTTGCAAAAAATTCTGGCATATTGTTTGTGTAGTATGAATTAAAAGTAATAAAACCACGAAAAATCTTCAATAGCCGCAAAACCGCAAACATAAGGAGGCAAAACACGTATGAGTAAAAAGATTATCAATATCACCGCAGCTGCCATGGCACTCGCCGTGACACTTTCCGGCTGCGCCACAGCTGTGGTTCAGGAACGGAAAGACCAGGCAGCCGCAGCAGCAAGCGCAGAAGCAGCACAGGCTGCCGCAACAGCAACACCGGAACCGACAGCAGAGCCGACCCCGGAACCCATCAATGCCTGGTCTTTGTTGTCGAATCTCCCGGATTTCACGCCCGGCACGCTGGACAATCCTGACACTACCTGGCCGGACGGTATTCCGATGGGGCAGAGTCCTTTGTCTTACGATGACGGCAGCAAGTTCTATTCGCTGCGCAGCGTTGATACCGGCAAGACACTGGATATCACGGACGTTGCATTACAGGATGTACGGGATTTGCCTGTAAAGGGATATCTGAAATTGAACGAACTTGAAAACGGTGATACAGTCATTGGTGAAATCAATGCAGAATCCACAGGCGAAGGCGTAGAAAAGGAAATCAGTGATTTTTCCATTCACACTGCCAGCAAGGATGACGGCTGTGACTATTATCCGATTGGATATAACGGCGGTTCACTGACCTTGATGCTGGACGGTCGTGCAGCCAATGATGATGGCATCAATATCGGCGATGCGTTCCTTGACGGCCTCTATTATTCGTCTGTCACTCCAGACAAATTCGACGGCTATCCGACCGACGGAGAGCCGGAGGAACAGTTCAACTTCCTGTATGGTTTGTTTGGCAATCCGTCCGGTCTCTACTGGACAAACAACGATTCTGTCGCTTTCAATTCCAGCAAGCAGTATCGTACCTTTGAAGATTTCCGAGATGCAGATTATGATGTTGAAATTGGCGGCAAGAACTTCTATCTGGTTTGGAACTATGACGGGTATAGTGTTGTTGCGGCGTGCAACGATACCTTTGACAGCGCTAATGTGAAGGGCACTACGATTCAGGATATCTACTTGTTCCCGAACATGACAGAAACCAAGTACCTAGTCGAAAATTCCGGCAGCCTGATTAGCGGTTATCTGGGTTATGGTGAAGTTCCCGTCATCTTGACTGGTACATACGCATCAGTCAACAGTGATTCGACTGTCGAACAGGATACAAGCGCGGAAGAAAACACCGACGCTGAATCTGGTGACAATTCCACGGCGGACGAAAACGCTGAGTCCAGTTCCGATGATAACAGCGACAGCTCGGAAAATTCAGATTCCTAATTCTTAAAAAATAGTTATTGCGTATTCGTGCGAAACGCATACAATAAAAATTGTATGATAGATAACAGCACACATACGCTATAATTTCACAATTCTGAGAAGCAGACTATCCGTTTGGAGGTCTGCTTTTTTTGTTGGAATTTTGCGGTGCTTTGCTGACGTTTATCGTAACTAAACACTACAAGGAGAAAGAAAAATGACCGTAACAAACACTGTAACAGAAACAGAACACTTAACTCCCCTACGTTCCGCTGTAGAGCACATCAACTGGAATACTTTGTACCAGCAGAAAATGGCTCTCGAAGAAGTCTCTGACATGCTCTATGCCAAGAGAAAAGAGGATGACACGTTTGGCAAGGCTTCCGCCTGGCTCGAAAGCGTCATTGCACTCATGGAACGCTTGGGGGATGCAGCAGAAGAGGAAGGAAAGTTTAATTATCCCGAACGGGATGAAAACGACAAGCACCTGGATGATAGGTTCAATCATGTGTTGAATCAGTACCCGGATGTGGATATCTGACCAGTTCATATCAGGAGGACAATGATGCGGATTAACAGCAGTTGTGTGCTTCAAAGCACCACGAGTCTCAACGCAAGAGTTCTTCCGCTCATTGGACGGGTCGGAACTCTTGAGCTGTCAAGTGGGCAGCCACTCGTATTCAAAACAACAACACCAAAACAACAAGACGTCCTGCGTACCAGCACAGTAAAAGCTATTGGCTTTGCAGGAAGCAGAATTTTTGTCAAAACCGAAAGAGGAACCCAATACACATTTGAATTCCAATAACACCCAAGCGGCCACTAATCTCATTTTTTATAGATTGGCGGCCGCTTTTATTTTTATCATTTTTTGAAAGGAAGTTTTTAACATGAATTTCATCAATGCCGCCACCAAGAAAGAACGCACCCATGTAGAAGAAATTATCAAGTCTCAGCCTGTTATGCCTCATGAAGGCATAACTGCCACTGAGATTGGTATTTGCGGCAAGCAGAATCTTTTCATGGACGTTTATCGCCCGGATAACGATGCCGAAAAGCATCCGATTATCATCGATATCCATGGCGGCGGCTTGATTGCTGGTCGGAAAGAACAGAATCAAAACCTGGCAACCTGGCTCGCTAAGGAAGGCTATCTCACCTTTGTACCGGATTACCGTCTGGTCCCTGAAACCAACATCTTTGGCCAAATCACTGATGTCATCAATGCGTTTGCTACTGTAGCTGAACGTGCTGAAGATTTCGTTGGTGACTTGAATCAGGTCTTTGTAGTTGCCGACAGTGCTGGCGCATTCCTTGCCTGCATGGCAAGCTCTATTCTCCGCTATCCTGTCAAGATGCAGCCGGTAGAGGACGAGCTGGAAGAGAACGTACCCGAGGCAGCCAAGAAGCTCGTCATCAACGCGATGGGCCTGCAGAGCGGTATGTATTACATCTACAAGGGCCAGGTAGGTTTGCTTCAGAACTACTATATGTCTAAGGGCTGGAAGAATCACAGTTATGCTGAGTTCATCAAGCCTGAGACCTATTCCAAACTCATCCCCCCGTGCTATATCTGCACCGGGAAAAAGGACTTTCTCAAGAAACAGACTTTTGGGTTTAAGAAATGCCTCGAAAACGAGCGCGTTCACCACGACTACGGGTTTGTTTCCAAGAGAGAAACGGTCCATGCTTTTGCAGCGCTCTATCCTGAGACTGAATCTGCAGTCGGTGTGAACCGCGAGATGATTCGATTCTTTGACACCTTCAAAAAATAACAAGGAGCATATTTTATGACTCACAACGAAATGGTTCATGGTCTTTGCACGCAGGAAACTATTACCGTACAGGACTTTGCTGAACTGATACGATTCACGCTCGATGCCAATGAAGAAGTCATCTACGACGGATGGATTAACGTCTACGTCCCTATCTGGTTCGATGCAGACAAAGCATTTGGCCTTGATTTGAACTCAGAAGAAAATGCAGATTGGATTAACATGTACATTGACTGGCATCCGGACGATACCATTCGTACATACATTTCCTACTGCAACAATTCCACCGATGACCCCGACTTCAATCTCGAAATCATCATGAGCCCTCACCACCGGGAATTGTTCAATGCGTATTTCAAAGAACAGTTTAAGGCGGTTTATCACATGAGTGTCGAAGAAGCGTGGGCTAAATTCGGCACCGAATAATATAGTGAGGAGATATATCATGGCACGTAAAGAAATCAAAATTTTCATGGACGCCAAGGAAGCTGCCAGTTTCCTGAAAACTATCGATTGGTCCTGGCTGTTCGGCTTTCTCAGTGAGCGCTATAACGTTTCGCTCAGCCCTCACAAAGAGCTGAAAGACAACGGCGCAGCAATCATCAAGGTCGAATGGCCTGATGAACTGATTGAAAAGTGCGGAATGATGGCTGATGTCTTCTCGTCAGTCAAGCTCGTCACGTTCGATTCGTATTTCAAGGAAATCGTGGAATACGATGAAGATAAGTTCAATGAAGAACGTGAAGCATGGCTTACCAATCCGACAAAGACGTTCAGCTATCTCGATTGCGATGGCGTCGTCAAGGAACGGACTCTTGCGCTGAACATCTCCCTTCGCTATACGCTGTATGACGGAGGCTACAATTTCGCAACGCTGCTCTATGCGGTTTATTCCGATGTGAACGGCTGGACTATCCAAATGGAAAAGGAGTAATGGCAATGGTTGAAATGGCATTTAAGGTAAATCCCGGCACCACTTTCTACAAGAATTATTTCGCGACAAAGGAGGAAAAAGCGCATTTCATTGAAATTGCAAAGCAGTTCTTCGACAAATATTTCCCTGATGAGAAGCTCTCGTATGTTTTAAATGACCGACTGACTGTTGATTTGAAGCCGGAGCTGCTCGCCAAATACGAATCTCAGGTCATGAAACGCCGTGACCCTTACGGTTTTGTCATCTTCAAACAGCGTTCGCCCATGAACTGCCTGTGGGAAGATGAGGTCTGTAAGAACGTGAACGGCAAGAAATTCCTTGCCAACCAGTTCTGGTGGGCCGACTTCAACGGTTCTGGCCGCATCACTACGGAGCTGTGGGATGATGAGCAGGGAAATATCTACGGATATTATTCCTGCGAATATGCAACTCGCAGCACCAAGGTTCCAGACACCGTTACGCAGATTAAGCTGAGTGAATATCACGCGGCTTACGAAGCATACACGGAAGCCAAAAAAGCAACTGCTGACGCCGCTGCTACAGCTTGACGCTGCTTGCGATGCTGGTAAAATTGTGAATGTACGATAGATAGCATCTGCGCATTTCAGCGCTCGTACAATTCACAAACTGATACAACTAGGCAGACTCATCACCACGATGGGCCTGCCTTTTTTGTTTACAGAAAAAGGAGAAAAAATATGAACACAAAACGAATCAAAGAATTGGCTGCACTGACCGATGGAGAACTCGCAAGGAAACTTCTCATTCAGGAGTTTGGCAATGACTCTGAAACCCATTGGGGAAACAACGCACACGATGAACGTGTGATGGTTACTATCAATCCAGACGGAATCGCTCAAAGGACCTGGGAAGCCGACCATTGGGTTCGCCTTGACGAATTCGACAAAGACGGTTTCTATGCCCGTGAGATTTACGAGGGAAAATGGGTCGATGAGCCATTGCCCAAAAACGTCATTGCACGAAATGTCACAATTGCTGCACCGAAACCTATTCAGCAGGAATCCAAAGACACTGAAATTCTTCGAGCGGCACAAGTCCTGTGCAAGCAGCTGACCGGAGATGACACCTTTGGATGGAATCCTGAGCTTCTTGCACAGATTGCGGATTGCACGGCAGCTTTGCTTGCCACCAACGGAATCAGCTCTCATTTTCCGAGCGTCAATACTGAACCCATCTGCTCTTGGGAAAAGCCGGTCGTCGAATATCAGCGTCCGGATTACGCCCTGGAGTATGGTACTAACTACTAAAACGAGGAGGATATCATGGCAAAAAACTATTTTGGTGTCGTTCTGACCACCAAGGAACACGATAAATATCGTCTTGTAGTATACCGCTACAAGGACCCTGGCATCCTTAATACCTGCCCGATGTGTCAGCTGCTTCGGGCCATTCACAAATTCCAGCAGGAATACACTGAAATTCACCGCGAACATTGCAGCCGTATCCCGCCTCGCAAGTGGTACGAGCTTGGCAGAGTAATGCCGAGTATCGTTCTGCGGAAATACGGCCTGGAAAAGCATTACGAGATGTCATTTGAGCCGAGTCGCGTGCCTCCAGCTTCTGCGCTGAAACTCATCCCTGGTGCGACCGCTTCTAACTGGAAGCAGTACATCTGGTACGTTGATGGTGATGTGACGATGCTTGGCTAAAGACCATTGCACATTCGTGCGAGACTCATACAATTAGAATTGTACGATAGATACCAGCAATCGAAAAGGTGCTTTGCCTTTCGTACAATTCACATTTCGCTTGAAGGCGGACTTCCAATATCTGGAGGTCCGCCTTTTTGCGTACTTACAAAAAAAGGAGTGTAAATTATGTTTATCATCACAAAGACTTTCACCGATGACGAGGGCCATCTTTACACAAAAGTAAATCCAAAGCAATATTCTACCCCGGAAGAAGCATACGATGCTATGCGTGAGGATTACCTCAACGAGCTCAAAAGCCGTGGCCTTGATGACAACGGCGGTTCCAATGAAGATGGCGAATCCTGCCCTGGCGGATACATCATCAGCGATGAGGCTCAAATCTACGATTTTGCCCAATACACCCCGTATGAACAGCTTCTTCCTGCTGTTTTGTTCGGAGTCCATCGGATTGGTTAAGGAGAATCGCAATGGCTAAGAAAAGTGCAAAAAAAGAAATCACAAAAATCAACCTGAAACAAGCTGCGCTCGAAGGTCTTTCCTACGAGAGAGCCTGTGAAACTGCCAAGCGTGCAGGGAAACCCTCTTATCGCTTCACGGTCGGCGACAAAGTACAGGTTGGTCACCTTCTAAACTGCGTTGTTGACGAGGCTCTGGAAGGTGGGTACATGTATCTTATCCGCAGTGGTGCAAATTGTGACGACTATTCCTGCTGGGCTTGGACAAACGTTCGCCCGCTGGATGATGACAAAGATACGCATTTCGCCAAGCGCAATTCTGCACTGTCCCGCCTGCACTACTCAAACCGCAGCATGTACTCTCTGCTCAGCTTCCAATACCTGTTCGGCGTTGATTTCAACCCTGATTATCAGCGTGGTTCTGTTTGGGATGATGAGGACAGGGAAAAGCTGTTGGACAGCATCTTTATGGGTCGCGAGATTGGTCGTTTCGTCTTTAAGCAGCTGCCATTCACTCGCACAAACAACGATGGCAACTACTATGAAATCGTTGATGGCAAGCAGCGTATGTTGACCCTGCTTGCTTTTTACGAGAACCGATTCCCGTACAAAGGCGTATTTTACAACGACCTTTCCGCACATGACAAGAACTGGTTTATGGATGCCTCCATTGGCGTTGCTGAGATTGACCAGAGCGTAACTCGCGCAGAAGTCTTGGAAATTTTCCTTGCCATGAATGAAGGCGGTAAGCCTGTCGCAAAGGAAGTCCTCGACCATGCACGCGAATTGCTAAACGAAGAGAAGGGAAAAGGATTATGATTCCTATGTTCAAACAAAAGGTCGGTATGACGAAAATTTATGCAAAAGGAATCGCAGAACTCTTTCTTATTCGCTGCAATCCCTATCATTGGGACGGCAGCGGGGAAGTGCCTGATAACATCAGCTTCGATGTGTACAAGCGCAAAATCGATGAAATATACGATGGCTGCACACTCGAAATTCAGCTTTGCAAACCTGATGGTTGTCTTTGCTATGCGGCTTCTGTTCACCTGTATGAAGGCGGATTCTGGACAGGGCACGGCATTGGCTGTTTCGACAAGACTGCGATTTGCAACGACCCTGGTTCTGTCGATGCCTTGACAAGCGCCATCATGCGAGTGTGCATGATATACGAAAATCTCACAAATTTCCGCAAGGTTTTCGTCAAGTGCCTTACCATCAGCCAGAAACGAATGAACGAAATCAAGCAGTATACCGATGACGGCAAAGAGCAGGATGAGATTGAGTTCGAATCCGTTATCTTCGCCGATGGTATGCACATGGATGTTCGCTGCATTCCACGCCACAATGGACCTTCCTGGTGCGAAGCGGCTATTTATCGTGAGGATGAGGATATCGTCACGTCTGAGCCGAGCAACTCGTTCTACAACCATTGGGTTTGCCAGACGGCAAACGCCACCTACCATCTTTATATGGGTATTGATGACGAATAAAACTTGACGCGTCTTGCGAACAGCATATCATAGAAATTGTACGATAGATACCAGCAATCGAAAGGGCGTTTTGCCTTTCGTACAATTCACAATTTCGCATGAAGAGCGGACTTCCCATATCGGGAGGTCCGCTCCTTTTGCGTTATAACGACAAAAGGAGTGTATTTTTATGAAAATGACAATCACGGGCCAAATTGATGGCAAATCCGTGCCGATAACCATTCCGATTGAAAAAGTTATCGAAGCTTTCTGGCCTTACGCCACCAAACCTTCTACTCTCTCTGTTTCCACTGAGCTTGACACAGACGGCATCAGTGCTAACTTTATGCTCGGCCAGGAAACAAAGGATTCTTATCCCGGTATCTGGCTCACCAGCAAAAACAGCAATACCGGTCGTGCAGGTTTCTGGTTCTGTTTGGAGCTGCCGAACGAAACCAACGACATGGTAAAAGGCTATCTGTACGCTGGCGATGATGAAACAGAGACGGACCAACCTCTAGCTGTTATCGCTGATGGCGTTCGCAACGACGACGATGACTCAAAGCGCATGCTTTGGGTGGATGAGTCGTTGACTCACGTTGAACCTCTAACCAATAACTATCTGAAACGCCAAGGCGCTGCCACCGAAAAGCAGCTCGATGAACGTGACTTCTGAGTAAATATCAAAAAGCATCTTGCCAAACAAAATAAATAACAAAAAGGAGAGTAAAACTATGTATCTCGAAACTATCAATGAAAAAGCATTTCGTTCTTTTCTTTCTAATCCCGACATTTCCGTTTTGGACGGTAACGTTCTGGATAAGCACCACAACTCGGATTTCTACCGTTTTGTCCGCGTTCCTCTTTCCGATGGCGAGCATAGTGTCGAGGCATTGTTTGGGCAAATGTGCAGTAACTATCCCACCAGCATGAGCAAAAGCCATTTTTCTGAACAGCATAACCTTGAGTTTATGGCTTATGTTGTGGACCACGAAAAGACCTATGCTGAAAGCTATGAGTTCCTGCGATTGTTTGATGTCACCTCTGCTTACACTGGTCCCCATTCCGCAATGGGTGAGATGACGAAAACGCTGTGGAATTATCTGGAGCAGAAAACAATTCTCGACCCTGACTATCTGAACACGCCCGAATTGCAGAACGAGGCTTATGAAAACGCTGTCAAACAGTATGTCCTGCAAAAGAAAGACACCGCATTTGAAGAAAGCCTTCGTAAATTTCTTGAGCACATTGATGACACCGCGACCATCGAGTTCTTTGCTAATCCTACCGGATGGGCGGAAAGGGTAGTCAATGTCCTCGATAAGAATCTCACTTCTCGCGATGGCACACCTTTCAGCGAAAGCATCGGGAAAAAATTCGTTGCCGTCCAACGTCTTACCCAATCAAGGATGCTGGAGTTCCAGTCCAAGCCACATTGTTGGGAAAGTGAGTGCCGTAGTTTGTTTGCTGCGACTGCAAAAGCAAAAAACATTCGGCTCGTTATTGAAGCCAATGGAAAAGAAATGCAGGTGCAATATCCTGTTTCCAACCTGATTACTTTTGAAATGATTAAGAATAAGGTCATTTCTGCATGGGCTATTGCACCGCGCAAGCTCAGCGATGAGGTGAAAGAATTTCTTGCGGAGAACTGCGCTGGCTACAGTAAATACTGGTCTGATATTCCCATGAAGACTGTCTCTCGCATTGAAAGTGGGCGCAAAGTTCTTTGGGAGAATCCTTACTTTGAGGGAAACAGAAAATAATGATAGCCGTCAGAACAAATTGTGCCGACACTTGATTTGCTTCACCAGAGTCCTGCAGAAATGCGGGGCTCTTTTTTTATTGCCAAAATATGCGATTCGCCTAAAATAAAAGTTGTACGATAGATACCATCTACTTGGCGCGTTTTTTTTGCGTTCGTACAATTCACAATTCTGCAAGCAAAGAGCAGACTCACCGTCTTGGTGGGCCTGCCTTTTTTGTTTGCGCAACTATAAAAAGGAGTGTAAAAAAATGTTTATGGGCTACAAAGACGGTTCTATCATTTTCGGCGGAACCACCAACCAACCCCACGATAACCTTGTCATAACGCTTGACGAGATGGAGCAGCTGGCCGCATTCTACCAGCATGAGCAGGACAAAACGGCAGTCAAGGAATACCTCAAAACCGCTATTAACATTCTGGGCTCGGCGGAGATTTCTACAGAGCTCGCCAAGAAGTATCTGTACGACGCCGGGCTGCTCGACCAACTTGTCGAGGAATCGAATCACAGCCAGGAAAATTTCGGCGATAACTTCCTCACATCCATCGCAAAGGGCATCGAGGCGCTGGAAAAGAGGCTCGATGTCAAGGAATGGGAAGGCTTGCCGGAACCCGTTGCCAACCGGATGGCTCACGAGTTCATCGCAGAACGGAATCCTTGCCGTTGGACCGGTTCTGGTGATGCTCCTGACGATGTAGGTTTCGAACCCCTGAACTTTCCGATTGACGACATCTATCCTAAAGGTGATAAGCCAGTGTTGCGTATGCAGCTTATCGGCACAACCTTCCCAAAACTCCATTACGTCTATGAGTGCAGCATCATTGAAAACGGCGTAGACCTCTGGGCTCGCCGGACGCAAGATGCTATGACCGCTGGAAGCATCGAAAGCTTGGCGGACACTATCCTGTATGTGGCTCGCGCATATGAGCTGAGCAAGGGCTTTGAGCGAGTGTATGTTCAGCGCTCGACTCTTGACAAGGAGGAATATGACGGAATCATTGCCGGGTTTCGCTATGGTGCAAACTTCGACAAAAACAGCTTCATTTCTGTCAGTGGCTTTTTCCCGGATGACATCGACATGACTATCACTTGGAAGTGTGATGATGACGGCAAAGTATACAATGAGGCTGTCCTTCACAAGAATTCCTCTGAAGAAGTCCTGGCTTATTCCGGCCGCATGTACAAATTCTGCAATCACTATGTCCTGCCGTACAAGGGTGCAGAATATCATGTGATTGTTAATGTCCTTCCTGAACCCCACGTTCTGGAAAAAACCGTTTACATCAGCGAGAAACATGCCAGAACCATTGAAAAGTATCTTCGCGGCAAAGAGCTGCAGGGGATGGGCGCATCGTTGAGTGAGACGGCTACGTTTCCGGACGGTTTCAGCCTGGATATTCGCTGCTGTGGTACGGAGGACGATTCTTTCGCCGAAGCCATTCTCTACGACTGCGAGGGCAAAGAGGTGGCTCTTACCGAACCCTGTGACGCTTTCACTGGTTGCTGGGAACTGGAAGATGAAACCACTGGCACTACTTATCGTGCCCATGTCATGACAGAGTCTGACTACAACTAATCTTAATCACATTAAGCCGCCTGCCTTCGGGTAGGCGGCTTTTTCTTGTATATCTCGCTTGTAGGAACGTGCGAGCTGCATAAAATAGTATTTGTACGATAGATAACAGCCTATGCCTACTTGGTCGTACAATTCACAATTCTGCAAATAAATGGCAGACTCACCGTCTTGGTGGGCCTGTCTTTTTTTGTTTGCACATCTAAAAAGGAGGAAAATTATGAGTCCTACAAATGATATGAAGGCACGTTTATTCGTCGATATGGATGGCACTCTCGCCGTCTGGAAGCAGGCGGCCTGCTTTGAGGACCTGCTTCAGCCGGGGTATTTCAGAGATTTGCCGCCCTATCAGACGGTTTTGGACGCCGTGAAGATTCTTTGCAACACAAAACCAGAACTTGATGTGTATGCACTTTCCGCCTATATGCCGGAAAACCCATATGCAGTTCATGAAAAGAACGCCTGGCTCGACGCTTATCTTCCGGAAATTGATTCCGAACACCGCATCTTCGTTGCGTGCGGCAGCAGCAAAGCCAGAGCCGCAGCAAACCGCCTGAAAACGCCGTGCATCGACAGCTCTTTTGTGTTGCTGGACGATTACTCGGTGAACCTGCATGAGTGGAAAGCCAATCGTGGCAGCTGCATTAAGCTCCGCAACGGCATCAACGGCAACGGTGGGACCTGGAAAGGTGAATCTGTCACTCGATTCGATGCCGCCGAAAACATCGCAGACCGTATTTGGAGTATCATCAAAAAACAAATGCAATAAACTGAAGGAGAAATACTATGTTTCCAAATATCAAAATTGTCGAAGCCATCCGCAAAGAATACCCCGCTGGAACGCGGATTCGGCTTGTCAAAATGGATGACATCCAGGCACCACCTCTTGGTACAGAAGGTACGGTTGTTGGTGTCGATGATACCGGCAGCCTCCTGATGCACTGGGACAATGGTTCACATTTGAACATTGTTTATGGTTCGGATGAGGTTGAGAAAGTCTGACAAGCAGACTTGCTCAAACGTGCGATTCCACTAAAATTGAAATTGTACGATAGATAACAGCCCTATGGCCGAAATGCGTACAATTTACAATTCTGCAAGACAATCAGCAGACTCACCATCTCGGTGGGCCTGCTTTTTGTTTTCAAACAATAAAAGGAGTAATGAAAATGGTAAAGCTCAAAAAACCAGTCCTCTGTGAAGTGGACGAAAATTATTTTGTCAGCGCTGCGGATTTTCGCAGCTATGCGCATTGCATGATGTATCCTGACCCGGTCGGCATCGTCATGAGCGGCAAGCTCAACGACATTGTGACAGGCGCTGTGAACGATGGCAAACTGACCATCAAAGAAGCATTTGACAAACTCGTGAAGCGCAATGCTCACGGTTTTATCGATTATAGCTACAGCGATGGCACAGATGGATACTTACCGGGTCGTGAGCTTCTGGAATTCTGTGATGAAGCAACTGCAGCCAAGTTGATTGAAGCGAGGTGAATCCAGATGCTTTGTAAACGATTCAAAGAAATTTGTGACGAACAAGGCTGGACTGTATCCGACAATGGTTCAGACCCTATTATCCTTTGCAAGCAAAACAGGCAGGGTTTTACTTACAGTTTTCCGGCAAGCCACAAAAACTTTGTTGAGGACGTAACCAAAGCAAAAGCCTTCTTGTCCCGCAATCTGAGCACTTATGCCAAAAGCGTACATGAAATCTTTCACGAAGAGTATTCGTTTGAGGAGTGCATGGCTGCGGGCAAAAGTTTCATCGATTCTTTATCTTCGCTATCTACCGAGCTTAACAAATCTCAAATCACAAAATAAAAAGGAGAAATAATTATGTATTGCATTCAGTATGACGAAATCTGCAAAAAGCACAATTTTGAGCTGAAACACGATGCCCGTGGTGACGGCGTAACCCTCGAGTACCCAGCCGATTCTGTCCCGAAAGATACCCTTCGTCTTTTTCAAAATCATCTTCCTGAGGAAGTATCGGCTATGGCTGAAAAGTACAGCAGCGACCGTTTTGCCATATTCAAGTACAATGCTGCAGCGGCAGCAGGAAACACCATCGGTCTTACTGAGACCCTGGAGAAAAACAAAAAGGTCTCCGCAGCTCTCTCTGATTTGGCGAACGACCTGAAACAGGCAGAGCTGGAAGCCAAGACTTGGGTTTGCACCGACCCTGATACATGCCAGTGGCGACGTCAGGTTGGCGGAACCCGATACGAGCTATACGACATTTTCGAAGCTCCAAATGGCACCTATTTTGTCGTACACGGTGAAGTAGACCCGACCACGCTTGACCCGGATGACTACGACCAGCTGCTGGAGGCATATTCCGGTTTGCTGGACTCTGCCAACTGTGAAAGCGAACGCTGGGCATTGATTGCTGAAGCGCAGTTTGAGACCGAAGAACTCTCGATGGAGCGCGAACGCTTTTCAACTTTTGAAGGAGCCGAAAGGGCAATTTGGAAAAAGGTTGGGGCTGACGTTTCAGATGAGAATTCTGCGACCGAAACCCGTCTTGATGCGATTCGGAAACTCGATAAGTTTCATCTTGCCGTCTTTCTGAACGATGTTCACAGCGGTGCAAAAGACTTTCCTTCCAACAACATGAGCTGGTGTGACTGGCTCAATAAGCCTGATGATGGTCATTTGTTGGATGTGAAGACTGCTCGATGAAACAAGTACGCGTTAAAGCTGATGATAGCCAAACCATCACTGCTATATATGAATTTCTGCACGACTTGGATAATGAGTATAGCAATTTTAGTAAATGGTACTATAGTACAGTCGTTCCCGAATTGGCAAGTGAAAATCGGATAATTTATACTGTTCTGGACGATGGAAAAATAGTTGCCGTTCTAATACTAAAAGATTCTGATGAAAAGAAAATTTGTACATTAAGAGTAGCTGAACATTACCGATGCCAAGGGATTGCTACAAAATTGCTAAAAATCGCACATCAGGCATTACAATGTACAAATCCACTCATTACCGTTTCGTCAATTCATATCAACGAATTCGAGTTTCTGCTAAAGAAAAACGGTTTTACCCTTTATAAAAAATACGAAAATTACTATAAGCAAGGAATTGTAGAATATGCTTTTAACGGCTTATTGCCTGAAAAGCAAAACAATTGCCGCATGTCGCAAAATGTGGTATAATAATGAAGAGGTGATACCATGAAAATTTACACTCTGATTGGCGGCGTGAATGGCGCAGGAAAATCCAGCTTAACCGGCTCTTTGCGTTCTGAGCGTAACGATTTCGGCATTGTGGTTGACCCCGACAAACTAACCATTCAGTGTGGCGGTGACGAATACGAAGGCGGCAAACTCGCTGTTGAGCGTATCGAGCGTGCCTTAATGGACGGTGTGAATTTCACACAAGAGACGACGCTTTCCGGTGGATATCCCAAGCGGCTTTGCAAACGTGCAAAAGAAGCTGGATATTATATTCGTCTGTACTATGTCGGTCTTGATACCGCCGAAGAAAGTATTCGACGAATTCGAAACCGTGTAGAGCGTGGGGGGCATGATATTCCCACTAAGGATGTTAACGCCCGCTTTTCTCATCGTTTTGAGGATGTCCTCAAAATTTTGCCATACTGCGATGAAGCTAAGTTTTTCGATAATGACAATGGATTTGTACTTGTTGCAGAATATCGCAACGGGCAGCTTCTTCCTATTGGAACATATCGACCAACTTGGCTCAGTCAACTTCTGAATCAAGCCCAATAACATTTTTGCCGTTCATCTTCGGATGGGCGGCATTTTTTCTTGCCAAACTATGCGAACGGCATAGAATAGTTATTGTACGATAGATATCATCTACTAAGGCGCAATCCTGCGTTCGTACAATTCATAATCTGCAAACATTCAGGCAGACTCATCTTCGGATGAGCCTGCTTTTTGTTTGTAAAAGAAAGGAACCAAACATCATGAGCTATGGTTTTGACATGGGCTTTGCGCAGGCGAACAGTTTGCAGGAAGCTATGGCGATTGCGCTGGAATACACGCAATCGCAAATGACCGAAAAGAATATCAGGCAAGCCATCAGGAATAATCGGTATTATATTCCCTCGGTTCGTACCGGATACATTGCGGATGAGGAGAGCAAAAACTACAGAGCCGATGTACTTGCGGATACCGCTGACCGGTATTGGTTTGAGGCATTGTTTACCTTCCGTTTTCTGTATTGGGAAGAGCACAAGCTGCTCGGTATCATCATGATGCCGCCAGAAAGCGCAAGCGAGAAATGGCCGCTGAGTGTATATTTTCAGAACTCCTGCGACCAGGATTATCCGTTTTTCGAATGCAGGAAGGCAATATCCCGTTCTTTGCGAACGCCGCCGCAAAAGCCGAAAATTATACGGCGGAAGAAATCCGCGCAAAGTTCGACTACGAAATCGAAGATGAAGACCTCGAATATTATCGGCGCAATACTTGCTACAATGATATTTTTGAGGCACTCGCCCTCGAATCGTGGCTGGACAATCATTGCACGGATGTGCCGTTCGTAACTTTTGCTTTGCAGGGAATTCAGAACGAAGCCGAGCGATACCGGTATCTGCAATGGCTGAAAGCCGAAATCCAATAGCTGGTACTTGCCCCAGTGTGCGAACCGCATAAAACAGTAACTGTACGATAGATACTACCTAAAGCACAATTCGTGTTCGTACAATTCACAATCTGCAAACAGGCGGACTTCCCAAATTCCGGGAGGCCCGCTTGTTGTTTTACGACGAAAGGAGTTTTTATGAGCAGCCAAAAAGCACCGGTTTCGCCGTCATAGAGTTCATCAAAGTGTTCAACGAAATGAGCGCCCGATACGGTCGCAGCGAACTCTGGTATGACTACATCGACATGCATGCCATTGCACTTGCGAACACCTGTGATTTGCGGTGCAGGGATGCAAGAGAGGAACAGTACCATGCCATCATCCAGAAATACGATGAGAAGACCGTACAGCAGTTTGCGGTGCTTACCGCCATCACAATGACCGCACTCTTGGAAAACCCTGAGCAGGATTTTCTTGGCACCGTTTACCATAATCTCGGATTAAGCAAAAGCCAAGCAGGGCAGTTTTTCACGCCGTACAATGTCGGACAGATGATGGCACGCATAAACATGCCGGATTCTCTTGTTCTGGACAAGTCCCGTATCCTGCGGGTAAACGACCCGTGCTGTGGTGCCGGATGCCTGCTTCTGGCGGGGTACAATGTGATGCGCGAGCAGTTGGAATCCACTGACCCGGACTGGGACAAGTATGTTCTGTTTGTGGCACAAGACATTGACCCTCTGGTCTGCAAGATGTGCTACATTCAAATGTGCTGTATTGGCGTTCCTGGAGTTGTCGTAGTTGGCAACTCTCTGTTACCGCACGCAGAACGGACACCGACAGATTTTTGGTTCACGCATAAGTATTTTGCTTTGGACGAGAAAGCTCTCGAAAATACATACCAACAAAAAAAGGAGTAATGACAAATGCATATGGTAACCGAAACCCGCCAGCTTCGCGATGGTGAGAAGTTGACCAAATTTTACAACGGCATCGACTGGGAGCCGCTGTTTGAGTTCGTCCGACGCTATTTCGGTATCGGCGTGGAACAGCCTCCTACAACATGCCTCAAACCCAATGGTCGCATCGAGGTGAATTGGCCGGAGAATCTGCGCGATAAGTGTGGTCTTTTCGGCCATACGTACCGCGAAGTATATCTGCAGACATTCTCGTCCTGCTGCTTCCACGACATCACCTACGACAAGGACATTGTCGATAAGTACCTCGCTCGTCCGGACTTTTATCGTTTGAATATTTCTTTGGAAAACGACTGCAACGGCACTTCTTCGGATGCTTATTTGCAGCTGACATTTTCGCTGAAACACATCGAATTTTCCGGAGGGTACAACTTCGCAAACCTGTTCAGTGCTGAATACCGTAAAGATACAGGCTGGTTCGTTGTATCCGGAGAAGGCGAAGTCCTCATGGGAGCGAAGAAATAAAAAGTCGCCGCTCATCTTCGGATGGGCGGCATTTTTTGCTTGCCAAAATGTGCGAACCGTATAGAATGGTATTTGTACGATAGATACCATCTACTAAGGCGCTATTCGCGTTCGTACAAAAATTCATAATTTCGCTGAGGCGGACTTTCCGAGAAATCGGGAGGCCCGCCTTTTTGCGTAGAAGGGAAGTATTATTATGGCAACTAGAACAATTTTATTCCGTGGCCAAACGCGGCGCAAGGGTGAACGGACCTCCATATCCGGTATCCCACTGCCGGCATCTGGGTCGCGGGCGGCGTCTTTCCTCAGAACAAGGGATATGATTACGCGATAATCTACCAGCAGAACCCGAAGGTTGAGAAGTACGTTGTACATGCGGACACTATTGGCCAGTATACTGGCATCAACGATTCTCTCGGCAATTTCATCTTTGAAGATGACATCATCACTTTCTGGCTGAAGAATGATGCGACCCGAACACGCCGCAAGGGTGTAGTCGAGTATTCTGAATCGTCGGCCCGTTTTATGGTTCGCGTTTGCGAATCCACGGACGTTGTCATGCTCAAGGATTGCTGCTGCATTCACGTGATTGGAAATGTCTTTGACGGTGAATTCGACAAGAGTGAAAGCGAAATGAAGCAACTTTATACGGAATGCTTGAACCTTGCAAAATCCATTGACGCTATCATGCTCTGCTACAACCCGGACATCGACGCTCTCAAGGCTGAAAATCTTTCTGATATGGCTGTGCGCTTGCTCGATGGAGTTTCCCGCCGTGGCGTTGTCAAGGACTTAGAGGATTTTCGTGACAAGTGGAGGCATTACAACGAACAGGCAGCAGCAGAATCTCAAGTGATTCTTGACAAAATTTCTGAGCTGTTCGAAAAGGATGGTGATAGCAAATGACGACCGAAACTGAATACCAAAATGCCGTGAACTACCTCACCAAGCTCCTGAATGGCGGCTTGATGGGGGAGCGAGGCAGTAAACCTTTGCGTATAGCCATCGAGGCTTGTGAGCTGCAAATTCCAAAGCAGGCCATCTCGAAAAACTGGTCTCCGAACCTCTGCCCACATTGCGATGCGGACTTAGGCGGGGACTGCAACGATGGGTACTACCAGAATCTACATTATGAGCGATGCCCTGTTTGCGGACAAAAACTCAAATACATCTAACCGGCAGGGAGCAATCGTTCCCTGGAAATCATTACCCCGCACACGCCCCAATGCTGCCTGTGCATGATTTTTTTATATTGCAAGGAGACTATCATGGAGTTTTCGTAGTCAAAGACCGCGTTGCCAACGAGGCTATGAATGTCATCGCTGACAACACAGAACTGGCTGAAAACTTTGCCGAAACCGTGAAGCGTGAAATCGCGAACGACGACAGTTCATATGCACACATCGGTTTCCACTTGGCAAACGACATTCGGAATCAGAGTCCCGCGTCCGAAGTGCTCCTAACCCTCTGCGGCTGGAACATTGACACGCTACTCGACAAAACGCCTCCCATCGCTATCGAGGACTGACGCCATTGGTACTGTCCAGAACGTCAAAACTTTGGCACAAATACGCCTTGCTGATACGTGCGAATCAGAGATAATAATATTTGTACGATAGATATCATTTGTCTTTGACAAGGTCTCTTGTGCATGTACTATTCACAATTTCGTTGAAGAGCGGACTTCTTGTTATTCAGGAAGCCCGCTTTTTATATTAAATTTTAAGGAGTGTATTATCTATGCCTAACAAAACAAACCAATCCGTTCTGGTCAATGAAACCAGCAGCTACTACCTCAAGCAGTATGCAGCTCTGCAGTTCCCGGGCTCCGTTGACAATTTCGGGACCAAGACACCCATTCATCTTTTGCAGCAACAAGAAGAATCTGAGCACAGCGTATCCTTACGTGAAGCTTGCGATTCGGACTATGACCTCGATGGTGCGCAGTTCTTGTTCGAGGGCGAGACTTATGACTCGGTGACAGATTTGGTCAAAGAGAACCTGGGTCTTGACGACGAAGAATCGATTCAGGAATACAATAAGCACCCTCGATTTGACCCGTTCATTCCATACGAAGAACTGGTTGACAAAAAGAATGCCGACAGGGAAGACATCCGCGATATTCATGATTCGCACTGTCTCGACACGATGGCCGACTATGTCGATATGTACTCCACGGCAAGCGGGTATGATACAGCAGATGACATCACGGTTCTGCTTCCTTCTTCCTCGTATGAAACTGTGGGTATGGCGTTCACGCATCAGGCCCTCAAGCAGTATGAGAAGTCGATTGACAATCATCTGTTCCGTAAGCACCGCTGCTATGCGGCGTGCGGAGAAGGCTATGGCCGTGAAGCTGGCGACTACTATCCCATCATGAATTTTATTCGTGATGCAGGGGAACAGCTGCTGGTTCAGGACCTTGAGAATTTCGATGTCAAGGTCATGGAACTCGCTTCCGACGATGAAGTCGCTGACTTTTATTGCGAACATCCTCACGAGTTGTTTCGAGCTGCTTATATCAAAGTCTCTGAAAAAGACACCATTGGCAAATGCTATTCTCGTCTGTACGTCTTTTGCTCCGGTCACGAGGAAACCTTCTCTGACGGAAGCAGTTTCCCGGTTTGCGACAGCCATTATGTCATGGCCGTCAAGGAAGGGAAGGGATACAAAGTTCCTTATCCTTTTGACTGCAACCGTTTCGCCGATGAACTGAACAAAAAGTCCAATGAAAAGGAACGCTTGACACCCGCTCAGCGCCTTTTCTTCTGGACTGAGTACAAAAAACCTATCGAATAACAAAGAGGAGAAATTGCTATGAAAAGCTTTAATGTTGTTGTGACCGTTTCCACTACCATCTGCGTTGATGCCAACACCCCTGAGGATGCCATCAAGAAAGTACAGAAGGCACTTGACGCCAACGATGCTGGGACTGCCATGCAGCTTGGCGAAAACCTGTCGTGTGCTTTGCGCGATGGCAGCTATCAAGTGACTAATGCCGTTGAAGTGGACGAGTAAGGGGAGATGCGATATGACAATCCCTTCGATTCCTTGTCCTTCCTGCGGCTTTACGCTCAAGCCTGTCTGGTTTCTGGAAAAGGAGCTGGACAATCACGGCATCCCGACCGGACGCACTCGCAAGGCTTGCAGCTGCTTGCTCTGTGATGCGTGCGGGCACAAGGAAACGGTAGATGACACATTTGATGAGCCGTACAAATAACATGAGGTGACAAAAATGGTTCGTTTCTATACGCCAAACTTGGATGAGGCATGCGATGCTCTTAACCTTTACGACATCGACTACGATTTGGATGATGGAGACCGCATCATGGTAGATGATTCTTTCTACGATGATGTCCTCGATGCATTCGAGGAGTATGACATTGAGTATGAGGAGGTGTAAGCATGCTGCGCCCTAACAAAATCATTCCTAAGAAGCCTTGCCCGTTTTGTGGCGCTTTCCTCGAAAACGAAGCACCCAGCACCATCTGGTGTCATCCGCGCAACAGTTGCTTGCTGAGTCTCCGTGGCATTGTCGGAGCTGACCAAATCGTTCAGTGGGATACGCGATATGGCGAGATGACTGGCAAAGACAATGCGATTGGTGAGGAATGATAATGGCCAGATTTTTCGTTTATAGCACGAAGGAAGCTGCTGCGGCTTTGAAAGAAGCGCATATCCCTTACCGGGTACACGGCGAGTACTGTATATCGGTGAACAATGATGATTACAGCACCGCTGTTGAGGCTTTCTTTCGCAACGATGTAAGTTTTCAACCGGAATAAAGGAGGTATTTCTCATTACAAGATTCTTGGCGTTTGGCCTTGCTGCCGCATGCGCCGCACTTGCTCAGGAAGCGATTCCGTATTCACTTGACTGCCATCGACTGATTCTGGTTGATGAAAGCCATTACTTTGAAACCATTGATATTTTCGATGATTACGACATTGATTTCGATGTCATTGGAAACTTTTGAAAGGAGAACTAATATGTTTACAAAAGAGCTCTATAAAATCACATGTACCCGCAACGGTGAAACCAGCGATATCGGCACTTATTTGCTGAAACCTGGTCCCGAGGCTCCAATGGACTGCTACCGCAACTTTTTGAACAAAACGGATGTGGCCGTTTCCATCAAAAGCGTACCGGAAGGATTTATCATCACTGATAATTCTGAACCTGACACCAGCTACCACCTGATGTTTATCCCGATGGACGACGATTTCTGGGCCCGCTGCGCGGCTGAGAAAGAAACGAAACAATAATATTTGCCCCTTCATCCCTTTTGGGATGAGGGGGCTTTTTTGTTGACACTGCTTGCGAAAGGCTGATAATAAAAGCTGTACGATAGATACCATCTATAGCGCCATTTGGGCCGTACGAAAAATTTATAATCTCGTACAATGAAGGCAGATTCACTTTCGGGTGAGTCTGCCTTTTTTGTTTGTGATAAAGGAGGAAAACGTATGATATAGCAACGCTAAAATACTTTGTGTCAATGTTGTTTTTTGTTGAACCGAGAACTTTTTTGTGCTACAATAAATGTAAAGACAAAAGAGCTCTCCTAAATTTTGAAAGAAAGGAGAGTCCGTAATGAGCGAGGAACTTACAATGAAAAAATATCATTTTATCATCACGCCTACTGGCGAAAGAAAGCTCGTTTTTTCACCTGATGTTACATACATCGATGGTAAAGATGCTGAGTGTCTTTATAATCAAATCATGAATGGCGAACCTTCTACCGAAACCGATGAACAAGCTATGAAAAAAATCGCAGAAGAGGACGCACGTTTGCGGACACTTGAAGCAAATGGAGCTCAGATTTGAGCCAAAATTTTATCGGGAACATCTTGGCGAAAAAAGTGACCACAAATCCCTTATCCAAGATTTCCAACCTACTAGGCCAGAAGGCTATGGCTTGACAAGATATCTGCAAGACCAAGCTTTCGTTGATGAAGAATCCGGAAATATCCGCACCTATTTGATTCGGCAAAAAGGGACCGGCGAACTTGTTGGATATTATTCGATTCGTGCAGGAAATATCTTGTTGAGGCAAAATGAATCGACGAATGTCATCTCTGGAATCGAGCTTACGAATTTTGCTGTAAACGGCAAATACAGAGTGCGTCACCCTAAAGTTACAATGGTCGGAGCACGAATTTTCTATGGATTTATCATGCCTCAGATAAGAGAAATTCGTGAAACACTTGGTGTAAAAATTTTGTATATTTTTGCTCTTGACCAAGTTCCTTTGTTAAACTACTACAAACGATTAGGCTTTTTGTCCCTACAAAAGCAAGACGAACAATTTGTTTATCAAACATGCAAACCGTCCTATGATGTAACTTGCATTTTCATGTATAAACTGTTGTGATTTTCGCCCGTTTACCGTATCGGTAGGCGGACTTTGCTTTTTTGTTGACGCCGCTTGCGAACGGCATAAACTTTTAGTTGTACGATAGATATCATCTACCAGGCGCGTTTTGCGTTCGTACAATTCACAGTCTCGCACATTGAAGGCAGATTCACTTTCGGGTGAGTCTGCCTTTTTTGTTTGCGCGAACACAAGAAAGGAAGAAATTAACAACAATGACTGCTAATCTGAAAATCGGTCCTTGCCCTAAATGCGGCAACACTACATTCATCACAACTGCGCATGTAACCCAGACTTGGCTGGTGGACGAGGACGGCGACTTTATCGAAGCCAAATCTGACTGCGATGAAGTGACCCATGCACCTGATGCCGAGGATTTGTTCACATGCTCCAAGTGCGGGGCTGAGGTTCCGGCAAAATAAGCATACAGCGAATAATTTCGCGAATACTTTTGCAAAACCATTCGTACATACCATCGTTAAAAAACAGGCATGACCTAACGATTTGTTAGGGTACTTTTTTTGGAGGGAAATACTATGAAAAATCGTATACCTGAAGTCTTTTTGTCCGAAATGTTCGGCGAATTGCGCATCATGGAGGATGACAACAAATTCTATTTTTGCGCCGCAGATGTTTGCTCGGCCTTGGGCTATTCAAACCCAAGCCATGAGCTGAACATACATTGCCGCCATGATGGCATCAAGGCTGGCAGGACGGATGTGAACGGCGTTCCCCGCATCATCAAGTTCATCTCAGAAGGCAACGTGTATCGCCTCATTTGCCGCTCCAACAAACCCGAAGCGGAAAAGTTTGAGACCTGGGTTTTTGACGAACTCTTGCCCCGGATTCGCCAGACCGGTGGCTATGTAAACGACCCTGTGGTCTTTGTCGATAATTGGCTCCCGAACACGGACGCCAAAACCAAGGCTTTGCTTGTCACTTCGCTGGAAGCTGTCAAGAATCAGGACAACATTATCGGCGTGCAGCAGGAGAGTGTTGAGTTCCATCGCGCGGTGAGTGCATCCGTGAACAGCGTCGATTTCGGCGAGTTTGCAAAATGTCTTGCCAACGACCGTATCAGCATCGGCCGCAACCGTCTGATGGCGTGGCTGCGCAAAGAAAAGTATATTGACTCTGCAAATGTTGCTTACCAGCGCTACATCGACCAGGAAATCTTCGAGGTTAAGGAAACGGTGTACTATGTCGGCACCACTTACCATACATCGCGTAAGACGCTGATTACTCCTAAGGGACAGGTATATTTGGCAAAGAAGGTTTCTAAAGAATACAAAGGCTGATTTTGCTTGACCGCGCTTGCGGAATGAATAAAATCAGTCTTGTACGATGGATACCAGCAAATCCATAGTTATTCACAACCTGTAGCAGAAAGCAGACTCATCTTCGGATGGGCCTGCTTTTTTTGTTTACATGAAAAAGAAAGGAACGATTTCATGAATTTTAACCCTAATAACCAGAACACTCTTCTCACAAAGAAAGTCGCAGCACTATACGAAGCAATGCAGAAGGCTGGTGATAGTGGTCTCGCCTTTATGGTCGTTGACAGTCTCAATAGTCTTGCAAATTATGCCAGTTTTTTGGCTGAACAAGAAATCTTAATTCAGCAAGCTCGTATCACGATGGATGCTGCAAGCTACCGCATTTTTTATCACAGCGTCGATTCTGCCCGTACCAGTTTGCTCGAAAACGCGGCTGCCAATGTCGCTTTACTCAACCGGCTGTGCAAGAAATACAACACAGACCAGATTGCTGGAAATGTGGCAGACGCAATTGAAGCCGAAATGAACTCCGGTAACATGTATTCTCTTGCTAATTCCCCGGCCTACACTGCATTCGCCAAAGAGGTTCTCAACACCTATTATACGACCGGTTCAGCCGGAAGCATCTGTAACAAGTAAATCAATCCAAGCCCTTTACGGGGTCCACATTGCGGTGGAGGCAAAAGCCAAGAGCCGCACGATGACCCCGCGTTAAGGGGAGACGTATGAGTATCAATCTGAATAGCCGCAACAACACCCTCTGCTGCAAGGTCAACGACCTGTACACCGCCCTCATGGCCTCTGAACTGCTGAACGACTGCGTTGATGACGTTGTCGTGATGCTCAAAACCTGTGTTGATTACGTCAACATAGTGTCGAGTCAGGAAGTCCAGATACAGCACGCGCGTTTCACGATGGACGGTGAGGAGTTTCGACAGTACGTCATGGAACTCGACCGTCATCGCCGTGCGTTGCACGAAGGGCTGATGGCACGGGTGAACTTTGCCAATCGTCTGTGCGTGAAGCTGAACACACCTGTTCTTGCTGAACGGGTCACGGAAGAGAACCGAGAAACCTATTTTGCTTTCGCAAAAGAGGTGGTCGATTCCTATTTCGGTGAAGCCATGCAGAACGGACGATTGCTCTAGGGCAACATTGTCCCAACCCGTTTTAACACTACAACTATGGAGGTATTTATTATGTCTAATAACAAAGAAATTATCTGCAAACTCATCAAAGCCAAGAACCAGGAGGCCAACAGCTACACAGACCAAACTTGCTACAATGCTGCCTACTGCTACGGCTATGTGGACGGCGCAACTATGGCACTGAACACTTTGAGCGGCGTACCCGAACGCCATAAGTGCTATGCTATCCTGTCCCATTATTCCAATGAAGATATCGGCACGTTTGACTCCGTTGCAATTTGCGGCGGGGTACATATGAGCTTTGAGTCGGCCAAGAAAGCGGCTGATGAAATGCTTGCGGTCGATAAGGAAAATGGGTGCCACGATGACGCCGTTCCGTACACTCTCGACGATTGCAAAGAGTTTGACGACCTTCCTCTGTACATTGCAGGCGAGTGGGTCAAGGACAAATTTGAACACTATCACAACTTTTACGCTGTATTTGAACAGGATGCAGCGCTGTAGAAAACAGAACGCTGGAGGTGCTCTTGTGTTTAAGGTATTAGGCGGCATTGGCCGTTCCGTTCCACTCTACAACGGCAAGGCTCGAATCCTTGTCAAGGCAATTATCCCGGTTGCTTCCAGCTACCTCGCTGATATGCAAAGTGTCTGTGAGGCAAACGGCTGGAAATCCGTTCTGGATGAACGCGGTAACCTGGTCGTCTTGTCTGTTGTGTCCATTGACGCTTACCGGCTTTCCGACAGCACCTTGATGACCGCATATCTGCACTTTGCAGAAACTGCGGCTCAGAAACTTACGGGCTGCAAAAATCGGTATTTGGTCGCTGGTGTTGTGTCTTACGATGCAGCCGCATAAGGAGGTTAACATTATGAAATACCACGGATTTGAATCACCCATCGATTGGTCTCAGTACCTTATCCAGAAAGCAGACAAACACGAATATGAACCGTCTGAGCCGGGGAAGAGAGTCGAGGCTTTACTCGAAAAGCTCTACCTGCCGCAGAACTCCTATTCCTACGCAAAGTTTCCTCAATGGTTTGCGGATTCCTCTGACAAGGGGACAGAAGAGGAACAGGTACGGTATGTGATGAATCATCTCTGCCCGAATCTGTACCACTTTTATAAAAATCCGACGCAGAAAGATTTTCGTCTGGGGCCTGATGTTGTGAACCTCATGGTTCACCAGCATATGTGTGAGAACACACAGGCGACCATTCTGAACGAGGATGGTTCTCTTTTTCAGGATGGGGTTCATGATACTCACGAGGAAATCCTTCTGCTGACGTTGTTCTTTGAACACGAGTTCAACGATATGGATATTCGGTGCGCCCGCGTATCGTATACCTCATCGGACGCTGAAATCAAAGCCTGCTTCCTGCACGCGGTTCATAAGCGGTTTGGCTTAATGGACCCGGCAGCGGAAAGGCTTTGGCTCAGCAACAAGTCTAACAAAGTTTACCTCATTAAAACAATCCACGGAATCGCTTGAATACATATCAAAGGAGTGCAAAACTATGAAATCTGATACCATTCGCAACGACTACGCTGCAGCTCGAATCTCTGCCATATCCGCTATTATCGCGGCGGAAGCAATCGGAGTCACCCTGCTTCTCATTCTGATTCAGTCTCTGCTGAAAGCTGTAACTCCGCTGACGTCGGAATCCATTCTGATGCTGGTCCTGGGTTCTTTTGTCAGGACCGGAACCACCGCATTCTGCATTTTCGGCGTGCTCTCTGCACTGGCTGCCTTGTACGTGTCAGCTTGTGCGACGAGAGAACGGTATTTTTACATTGAGAAGGACGAGCTCAAATTCATAGCCAAGACCAAAGAAATGTTCGGCTGGCTGAAGAATTCTAAGCCCGCAATTGGCTGCTTTGCAACTGCAGGAGCGTTCGTGATAATGGCGATATCCCTAATTGCTGATATCGGTATCTTCGATTCCGGTCTCAGCCACGAAACGCTCGGTGCCCTCATCAATGTTGCAGTTCTGATGCTTCACATCGCCGGTGGCTGTATCGTTGCTTCGGTGGCTTGTGCGGTTTGGGACAGCAATAAGATATAGGGCTCAAAATTCCAGACCTACGTGTATATAATCCAGAGCTGTCCATCTTCGGATGGGCAGCTCTTTTTGTTGCTCAAATTTGCGAATTGCGGATAATAAAAAATATAAAAATCATAAATACAGGAGAGCGAATCGCAGTGACAGATTTACTTGGCAATATGATGCGGAATGTGCGAATTGACGAATAAAGAAGAGCGCACGCCCCGTCTATAGCCGTAAGGCTTAGGCGGGGTTAGCTCGTGTTTAAGGACAAGAATCAGGATTTTTTATTTTCCGTTCTGATAAAGGTATTGCCTGGTTGTGCGAACTGGATACTGTAAAATTATAGTGAACCGCAAGGGAGGTGAGCCACTTTGAAAGTACATAAAGGCTATAAATTTCGGCTAGAGCCTACAGAAGAACAGAAAGTCAAAATCAATAAAACGCTCGGCTGCTGCCGTTTTGTAT